ACTCACAATAGTAGTAAAGGTAGAATTTACTGTTGTTGCTATCTGACTATCAACCAATCCTGTTCCACCGACTGTTAGTCCGCTGACACTCAACCAACCTGTCCAGGTATTAGAAGCGATACTAACTGTATTAGCGATGGTGTTTACTGAATAGTCAACTGCATATCGCAATGGAGTGGTACCAACACTTACCAGCACAGATGCAGTGCTTGCGGGCTTGCCGCCAATTTCAAAAGTTGTAGTTAAATTATCTAACAAATACTTTCTGTTGATAATCAAAGGACTTGCCTGTCCCTTTGATTCAAATACAGTAACAGCAAAACTTTCTTGTACTTGTCCCGGTAGCAATTCTTCTGGTGCATGACTGTAGTTTGCATCTAAGAACGCACTGCCGTCTAGTAAAATATCAGATGGTTTAATACCAAGTGTAATCTCACCTAACTGGCCGCCGCTTATCACTGCATCTAGTGCGTCCGGATCTCCAGGAAGTATAGTTCCATCACTTGTCTGATCTCTAAATGTAACATATTGAGTTGCAGAAAAATCCTGAGTAAAATTAACCAATGGAATATAGACTGTTGCTGTCGTTCCTGTTCCCACGATGGTAGGTACCACTGTTGGATCTAGTCGAGTAGTTCTTCCCGATCCCGTAGTCACATAAACGTTGATACTTGCTCCAACCGGAACAGCAAATGGTGTTGTTACTGGTATTAGGTTCGCCGCCTCGTTAGAAATAAGACTATTAAGTTCGGCAGCTTTTGCCGAGTACCCATTCACTTGAATCTGCGATTCATTAACCTGTCCCAGAATATATTGGTATTGGGGATTGTTAACCAACTGCACACCTGCGCCTGGTACCTGTATTAGAGTAGGAGTTTGTGCTAACGCAGACTGGAGTTGAGCTAATCGTGTTGTCCAGAATGAAAGCTCATCTAACACCTTGACCAATTCTGCTCGATGTACTGCTGATAGACTTACCGCAAGATTTAATGGATCGGTTACTACTCCATAGTTAGATTCGCTAGAGTAGCTGTCCCAGGCGCTGGTATAGAACGGCAATGCATCCCATCCAGACGCATAGTTAAACGGCAGTGTGTCAACTTTAACACCACCAAATGTCATGCCTTTCATGAGCTGTGTCAGCTCTTTACCTGGCATACCGGAAGCAGGATTATAATAATTGTTAATTCTATCAACTGCTGACAATAATTTAATATCTTTTGTATAGTTTAAGACTAGACGTTTTTCTTTATCAGGAACAAAGTTCAATACTAATTTTGCGAATTTCTTAAGAGCAGTGACCCCACTGGTGTTTGTAAAGAAATCTGAATAATATTGGATTGTGTATTGATCACTTAATATCATTGATCCGTCTATTGTAAGATCTATAGTATTCTTTTCGGCCTGCGGTACCCAGGTCAGCGCCCAGGTGTAGGTTTCGCCATCACCTATAAAATAGTCAGTTGTCTTGACATCTGCTATTTCTGTTCCGTAGGAAATTCGGTCAAACTTCATTGTTACAGATGTTTTTCTAACTTTTCCGTTGTATAGTTGTACTCTAGCTTTTGCTTGTGTAAAATCTTGACCTCCGCCGCCAGTTAACACGACAGTCGGTGTTTCTGTATAATTGCTACCAGGATCAAGTACAACGATATCATATACTTTTCCTAGGCTAATATAGGCCCTAGCAAATGCACCATACCCTGTATCATTAGGAGCTGTTATAATTTGCACTTTTGGAGGACTTACATAATTTGATCCGCCGTCAGTTATTTGAACCTCTCCTACACTATAGGAAAAATTGTCCGCCCATGATTTCCAAGGATACGTTTTTAATAAAGGATCACTATAAGATTTAATGGTGGTAAACTCTTCCAAAGTTTGATCGTAGTAGGCAGGTAGGTCGAAATCGCTACTGAAAGTATGAGTTGGATCTAATGATGTATAATCCGTTGTAAAATTTCTAATTTTTGTGTGGTAAGGTTTTACTTCTTCAATCCATTTTTCATAGAAGGCACTGTCTTGTAGTTTGTATGTAGGTCGCTTATCTAGAGATCCTGCTTTATTCCTAACATTAATGAAGGCTGTTTTAAATGCCCAATCAAGATTTGCCTGTTCTGAAAATGCATATTTTACAGCATGGAAGAAGAATTTATTCCAATATTGTTTTAAATCGCCCACAAACAAATCATTCTTGATTGCTTTGAGAATATAACTCAACTCAACGTCTGGAGATTGATCAAAGAACGTAGAATCATAAGCGGCGATTTCATCAAAAGCAAAGTTGGTTAAAGAAGGGCGCCATAATGCAGGATCAATTTGTATTGTTCCTTTTTCTTCAGCAATGATATCGTAGTCAGTATCAAACGTACCGACCTTGATTGTTCTATCAACTTTCTTTAAGACTACAAATCGGCCGGCACCGGCATTTTGTATTTTTACAAGGTCTCCCAGTTTAGGAGTTATTCCGTTTAGCCCGTATGTATCGCTTATCGTATAGGAAATCAGCTGTAGATTATTGTAATCTGCTCTCGCCCAGTCGACAGGATACCAATATTTGGTTACATCATACTGCTGACTATGAATGCGTGTCCAAAGTTGTTCTGCTTGGCTCCATTCAAACTTGCTCCACATGTTTTTTGCTTCGGAATCTGTTTGAACATAAACAGTGTACGGACGAACTAATAATTTTGGTACTTCTGTATAACCATATCCAGGTTCAACGATGGTTGCACCAACTACCCGTCCTGTTTCGCTTAGGGTGGTTTGTATCACTGCCCCATATCCGTTTCCAGAAACTGTCACTGTAGGAGGATAGAGATAGTTGTAGCCGCCGCCCGGATAAGAAATAATCACTCGATCAATTCCACCGTTACTATTGATAGTGCATACTAACTGTGCTTGGCTTAGAGCTCTCGTTTCAACAAGCCCTAATTGGTAATTTGTTTCGACCACTTGGTCCCACGCATTTTGTTGCGGCGATGGAATCGCTTCCATCATCTTTAGATTAGGAATTGATTTTAAACTTAAAATTCTATTTTCTAATAAAACAGTATTAGTCCATTCCAATACTGTTCTCAAAGCTTCGGCTCTATCAGCAAACATCGTCTGACGGGGTCGCACGTTGATACCATATCGCTGTTGAACTGACAGTGCAGGATCTGGAACCGGCTGACCAATCTTATCATATCCAACTAGACTGTCTATTAATTTTTGTTCTAACATTGTAGAAGGACTGCCGTAAGGATCGCCTTCTTGTAACAGCAACCATTCTGTATGCCGCGGAGCTGAACTTGTTAGTCTATCAAAATTAATATGTAAATTTGTCGAATTGTTATTGATCAAATCCTTAACATTGACCAATGCCACTGCATCTTGTCTTAAAATTGTAGCATGTTCTACTAATTGATTTTTAGGATCAGCGATTAGTCCTGCAACTGTTATTGCACTTATTCTTCTATTTTTAACTCCGGCAGGTATGGTAGTCTTGTTTCTAACCCAGTAGTAATATATATTGCTAAACGTGCTGGTTACTGCATTATAAACCTGTTTGACAGACAACACACTATTATCAGGGTGCTTTGGTTGACCACTTATACCTCGAAGTAATCCGTTGCTTGTATCAGCAACTGCCGCCCATTCACTAGGTAATAAATTAGAACTCACCCATTCATATACCTGAATGGCGCTACCTGGAAATGTTGTTCCCCACTGATTTTTCCTATACTCTAAATCGCCCTGTTCATACCAAAAGTATTTTACAGCACCAGTATCCCACCATAACTCTCCAACATGATCATCAGTCCAATTGGTATTGGTATCAACAGATATTTTTCCTGTTCCGAGAGTATAGACAGCAGGGTCAGTTATCGTTTTATAAGTTAATTCTTGATTGGCTGTTCCGGGAATGTATCCTTTTACAGGATCGAATATTTCAAGGTACTGAGTGATTGTATCTTTCACTGAGTCAATTACCATTAGACGTTTAATCACTGAAGGATCTACCAACGGCTCTTCATATCTTAATAGTTTCCAACTGTTTACAGATGTATCTATTTTTTTGAATATAAATGTTTGACCGTTATTTTTTCCAGCCATAGTATCAGAGGTTGGGGCACCTACATAAATGTTGCCAGCTAACTGAGCTACTGAGTAACCAAAATCACTACCTGTTGTGATTGAATTTGACTGTATATCTTGAGCATAAGAAAAATATGTATGATATCTATTAAATACACTAACTGAGCCTGCTCCCTCTATATTGCTATAGAATCGTGTTGACTGATTATCAAATGTTGTTTTTAAGTGTCGAACATCAGTAGTATAATCTTTTACATATTTTGTACCGTATAGAGACTGCGCATTTGGCAGTAGTCCCATATAGGTATCAAATGTGATATTTTGAAGTTCAAGCGTGCCAAGACTTGATACAATCAATGTTTGTTTATTGTCATCGATAGAAATATCAAATCCAAAAATTGTATTAGAATTTCTATTAGGCTGTGTTAGGTTTTGCAACCATGTAAATTTAGATCCATTCCATTGCCATACACTAACCATACCTTGGTACAATCCGTATTGTGTTCCTGGACTGCTTATGAACAAGTATTTTCCGTCCTTGCTCATTACAAGTTTGTTACCAAGCAAGTCGCCTGAGGTAATAATGCCCAAGAGTCCCGCCGTATCTTTAGTAATATCGACAGGCAATGCTGTAAATGTATTGTTAGAATTCTTAGTATAGATCCTTACAACTCCAGTATTAGTATATGCACCCGGGGCACCGACTGCCACAATGCTGAGATCGGCACTGGCTGCTATGCTTTGACCAAAGAAACTACCTTGTGGCAAGTTGTTATTTGATAAAGCCGCTAACGCAGAAATTGAAACTGTGCTGGTATTATACAGTCCTAATGTCATGTTGTAATTATAAACCTGCCCAATACCTTCGCCGGGCGCTCCAACTAAAAATTGTTTATTTGTTGCTGAAGAATTTACCACAATAGAATTTCCGTACCGACCATTTGAAGTAGGATTAGGAGTAGTTAGCACCGCCAAGGTTACTGGTTGATTCAACACTCTATTAACGGCGGTAATCTTGATCATACCAGTTCTATCAAGCTGTGTGATATTGTTAGTATCTTGTACAAAACGTAAATTACCAGTGCCCGTTACATCTCCTCGAACTCTACTTGTCGCAGGTGCGCCTGCAAAAATTACATTATCGGCCGCATCAAATTTTAAACTATACCCGTACTGTGGGGGTATAGTGCTTAGATAATAGTCATGACCGGCTTCTTTCAGAGAGTAGGTGAATAGAGTGTTTACCTTAACATCTCTAACAGATGTTTTATCATAGACAAATATTTTGCCATATCCATAGTTGTTGTCATAAAAGCCGGGAGCACTAACTACATAGGTCGAAGTTGATTCATCTGTACTGTATGAAAATCCATACTGCTGATTTGTATTATCAACTGCATCTGAATATGTTGTAGCCGAGTAATTATCGATCTTTTCGTAGACTGCCCATTTCTTAGATCCATCATCGTCGACCCAAATTTTATCACCGTATTTGGTTGTTGTTAATCGTGGCAGTGAGGCCAGATCGTCAAAGCTACCGAAGCGAACTGAAACAAATTTAGAAACGATTCCAATATAGATATCTGATGAATACGGTACCGCAGTTAAGGTGCTAGAAACAGTAAATTGTGTGTTAGACTCAACTGACGTAACAAGATATACTTTATTAAGATCTGGAATAAATCTTGAAACAGCAATAACCTCACCTACTACCAATCCGTGTGATTGAGCAGTAGTGAACTGAGTACCTATGCCGGGTTCAGTAACTGTAACTTGAATGATCTGTACATTCTGTCTCGTATATCGTAGAACATCCCAGCTACCAGTGGGACTATATCCTAACCAGAAAGTGCTGCCTTCTGCAATTAGATTTGGATCTCCTATGTCCAAGATGCTGTTAATATTATAGGCGGTTGCTGTTACATCGTCAACACGCACATATCCTGCTGTCTGTATTTCAGAAATATATTCTGAGAAGTTAGTATCCAAAGTTGGAAACACACTACCGTAATCGTAATCATCTGGTGCAACTAACATATCACTTTGAGGAACACGATATATGAAATCATTATTAATAGCAGGATAACCTGTAAATTGTATAATCTGAGGATTCTGAACGAATCTCTGATCATTTAGATTGAACTGTAATTCCTTGTAAGAACTATAGCCACCAAATGCTCCTATTCTAAAAGCCCAAGTTTCTAAAAATTCAACTTCGCCTTGCAGATTATTAAGACTTGCCTTGGCTAATTTAGTAATAGAATTAGACGTGCCTTTTTCTTTGATATATCCTTGATAGAATTTATACTGTGCAATTCTATCATCAAAAATATTATCTAAGTATATTCTTGGAGTATATCCTGTAAGATGTTGGGCCATACGTTGCTGGCCAATATCAAAATTATCTATATCCAAACTATAAAAATCTTCAAACTGAGTTATCTTATATTCAAAGTTTGGTAGCAATGCAGGCACGGGTTTTGATGTCAATCCCCGCCACACTTTAAAATCAAAAGATGTAGAACCGTCGACCTTCTTAATAGCTGAATAATATTTTCCAGAATATCTCACAACTTCGCCCGGTGCATAATCTGAGTTTGGTTGCCAGTCAGCAACAACTGCTTCATCATATATAAATCCAGGAGTTGCAAGACCGCCATTCCATTCTGCTGTTCTAAACCCTGTTAATTTGATACGTTGCTGACGATAGCCAGTGTCTTTATCGTACACAATATCTTTGAACATACTGAAATTATTAAAAACAACCGCATGTTGCTTTTGTATAATATTCACCTGAGCAAAGTAGAAACCTGTGTTAGGTAATAAAGATTCAATTACAAATTCACCATCTTCCCGTGATAAGGTAAACTGCTGACTAGGAAATGCTGTTCCGTCTGAAGTTAATAAATTATATTGATAATATGGATCTGTTAGATCATCAACTACTCCATATAGAGTTTTATTTCCTGCACTGTCAGATGTTTTAAATTTAATCTGCTGAGCGAAGGGGCTTAACACCAATAACGATCCGTCTATCCAATTCTGCGTTGTCCAGAATAAAAATTCTCTTGTTGAAAAATCCCAATCAAGTATTGAATTAAGGTCTGACTGAAAGTAATCAAATACAAACCCCTGGCTTTCTAAATATTTTCCGTAGCCAATTAAAAAATCGTAAACGTCTTGTATTGTTAGTAGTGTCGACCCATAAGAGATAGTAACTGGTACAGTTTCGTATTTTACTGCCTTGGCAACTGTGATACCACCAACCACCGGCAATTCTACTAACTGCTGGAAGTTGCTCGGAGAGAATGTTGTAGTCGCAGTATGACTTAGTTTTGTTCTGTAATAGACGTTTTGGTAAGATACCAATTGACCTGTTTGATAGAATTTATTTTCAGTCCAGGTTACATAATTTTCAGAAGCTCCGCCTAGTGTGACTTTGGTATCTTGAAAACTGTGAATAGGAGTTAATATTGTAAAATAAGGTTTGAGAGAATCATATCCCTTTACAGTATATGCTCCTTGATTTTTTTGAATAATAATACCGCTGACTGACAAAGATGTAATAGGGTTACTCTGATGTAGATAGATATTATAATCTTCCGAAGGTAGTAATACTCCGGGATTAACGCTAGATGGATCTACTGAATCAATCCGTACCGCTAACTTGTCTTTGTCTAAAAATCCTTCTGCTTTGTATATTAGATTATAATCCACACCAGTAAGATCTACTTTTAGTCTATTAATATAATTATTATTTCTTTGCAACCCTGCTTCAATTAGCAGGACGCTGTAGCCAGCCGCATATTGCAATTTTCCAGCAACAGTATCTCTATACAGAATAAGGTCTGAAAGTTTTAATAATTGTTCATTATCGCCGTATACTGTTTGACCGGCCACTGAAAATTTAATTCTGCTGGTGTCGAAAAGCAGGGACGCATATTTGGCAGGCTTAGTAAGAGTAAGCAGTATCTGAACGGCGAAAGGCCATGCGCTTGATCTTCTCCATGCTGTTTCAGCCGGAGAGTGATCTCCAAAAATCCATTCTGCATTGGTCTGATTAAAAATAACATTCTGTGCCAGACCAATGCGTTGCGGATCTAATAATGTTCCATTTTCAGTAACTGGTAATATCTTTAATAGATTCGGTCTAGCATAATTTAAATCAATGCCGGCCCTATCGCCGCTACGAATAATACCCTGTGATAAATCTGACCATAAGATTGTATTACCAGACGTAAATGGTGCCGGGCCGTATTGTGCCTTCCACCAATCCGGCTGTTCGCTGAACCCTAGCATTTCCCATGCATGGGTATGCGGACGATCAGTGTCATAGAAATATTTAAAAATTCCTCTCCAATGGCCAGGAAGTTGTAGATTATTTGTAGGGTTAGTTGCAGATGTTCTAAAATTCCATGTTCGCGGATCGTATACCGCAATTATATTTGTTCGATAATCGACTCCATTAAATCCTGTCCATTTTAAAAATTCCGCGCTCAGAAGTTTAAAAATTTCGTTATAACTAAAATCTTTATTTCTATATGCGCCTGGCAACACAGAATTGATATCAAGTAGCGTGGGAGTATATACCGAAGATGATTTTATATTATTAAAAATTCTCGTTTCTAATTCGAGGATAATATCATCTCTGTAATCGCCGTATGCCAGCATGATACTGCCGTCGTGTCCTTCAATTACAAATGCCGGCGTTGTATATGTTGTATCAAAATACTTTGATGGTCGGAAGCTAGGGTATAGGCCTAACTTTGACGGTGTTGGCGGAACGTAACAACCTTGTGTTGTTGCATAAAACTTTATTTCAATAATATCGTTGAGTGTTAGTTTTTTAATAAAAGTTACACTGGGATCTGTGCTAGGAATAGTATAGTCTATGCCTAGTATTAACTGTACTCCGTTAATGTAAATTATCACTGCTTTGTCATTAACATCTACCAAATTTACGATCGAAGGAAGAGCGTATGTTGTGATTCTTAAATCTGTTACTGTATAAGTTCTCAATACGTAATCTTGCCCGTATGGAACCATGTCGGAGTAACCATATGGAAACAATACATCTTTTCCTGCGTTAATTGCAGATAAGATTTGATCAACTGCATCTCGAGGAGTTATTGCATTTGTAATTTCGTTAACTGCTTTAAGGAAAGTAGATTTAAAATTTTGATAATCGTCTGATACTTTCTTCACAGCGTTGATAATACTATGTTCTTTCAGTCCAATAAAAAAGTGTGCAAATGACAGAGGTTCGATATGGGAAATTAAGCGGGTGCCGTACTGTGCGGCATCACCTAAGTCTCGCAAATTATTAAAACCCAGCGCCGATCCAAAGAAGTTGGGAATCTTTTCAGAAATAGATTGCAACTGATTCGTAAATTCTGCCAATGTCAATTGTGCAATAGGACCATTCAACGGATTGTTTGTTAAACTTATGCTAGGCTCGTATACTCCATTCTCGTTAGGAATTGCAGTTGTATAGAGTTTAAACAAGACTCTACTTGAGATAGGTAAATTATTATAGAAGACTACAAATAAGTATTGGTTCTGCGGAACAATCTCAAATTCAATATATTGTATTTTTTTGATACCATTTACAAATACATCTATTTTTAAATCATTTTGCCATCCCGGATAATTGACCGCATTAACTTCCACGTTCGATGTTGCTATCTCAATCACCTGATACTGTAAAATAGCTATAGGAAGATTAATTGACGGCGTCCAGGCATTTACATATTTTGTCGATACCCCGTTTGATATTTTTAAAAATCCGGATGACACAGGCACGATCGAAGTTCCTGTAGCTGATGCTACAGAAAATGTGTCTGTATTAAAATAGTTTGTGAAAAGAAAGTCACCAATATTCGCAACATTGAGATATTTTAAATCAAGGCCCAACACCGGGTCGTGTATGGTACCTTTGGTATAGCCGAATAATTTAGTTCCGGAAAAATTTCCAGGATAATAGGCTGTGTTGCTGTAGCTTATTCCGTTGGCATCAAATAGGTCAAATACGGGAGCTTGGTTTAACCCTGTTTTCTGTTGGGCCAATATCCAACTCTTGCCATCCCACCACCAACTAGATCCCTTGTATTCGGATCCTTCTGCTGTAACAACTGTATCTCCAACTGTGGGATTAGAAGCTATATCCTCAACTAGATTAACAATTTGGTTTCCGTTGACAGTTTCTATTTTGACTACAAAAGTTTTTCCTCTTACTAAAGTATCTTCGTCAGCGTTAAAAATAACTCGATAGCCTTCTTGTAATAATACTCCGTCAATATAGTACCCTGCACTGCCTTCAACTGTAAAAAATGCATTAGCTGTTATCGTATCTATTAGATGAACATTGGTTTTTGCTGTTGTGCCAAAATTAAATAATTTAATGTTAGGTTGAAATTCAATGATAGGGCGGCGAGCACGTTTGTCTTGCGGAAATACTGCAGGTACACCATTCGCTTTAGCAGATGCCGAAATAATTCCAGCATGGAACCAGCGGTTATATCTAGACCAGGGATTTCTATCAGCACTGGCTCGATTGATTGTCACATAGTCCGGGGTAATTGGGGCATTTTTAAAATCATCAAATGGGAACTCATCAAATTTTTGCGCATCAAAGTTAGTGTTGAGACTATTTGATAGATCAACACTATTTTGCAAGCTATCAAAATCTGTTAGATTAATAGCAGTGCCAACACCTTCAACTATCCAACGCTTCTTTGCATAAGACTGAGGAACTACGCTATCTGGAAAGTATATTACCATTCCGTTTGACAGCTGGATATTGTTACCGGAGTTGTATGTTTTTTTACCTATAAGATCTGCTTCAACGTTCAATTCTGTATTTTCTAATATAGACTTAACAACAATTTTTCCTGCTACACGAGTATCGTCGCCTGCTACGTAATATAGAACGTCTGGTGTTAGGTCATCGATAGTGACAATAATCTGTCCATCTTTGGAACCATTATTAAGCACTCCGGAGTACTGATCTGCCTGACCGTATGATAGTGCTGTCTTAATATAGAGATTATGCACCGAAGTAACATTTAGCACATAGGTTAATCCCCTATAAAAAGTTACAGTAGGATCTGGTGTTAATCCATTAGGAGTAAAGATAAAAACAGTAGCATTATTTGTGTCGCTGATTATTTTTTGATCAATAGTTGTAAAAGTATTAACAGTTGCGCCGCCGTCCGTAACAGTATATGTACTAACTGTGGACTTTTGTATGCCTGTGATTTCTATAGGATCAGGGCCGGCTTCTAACCAATAGTATTGAGTATAGTTTACGAATTTATCAATGTCTATCTTGGGATCATAAGAGTATACAGTAGGTCTAAGAATTTTATCATGATTGTCGGTAGTGGCATTGTAATATGATAATTGGTTTAAAAAGTCATCATAGCTTATCGCATGTGTTATGTTATTGCTGTCATCTCTAATAATTAGACCAGGATCTAATTGGTAATCTTGTGTTAATTTTGACACACTACCGATATACTGATCTTTTAATGGATTGTATGTTGATGTAATTTTGCTTCCAACATATCCGCTAATTCTTTCAACTCGAGGAACCTCAACTAACCTATCCAAGGTACTTGATAAGAATTTTATATTTTTATCTGTCTTGAGATATTCGGGTAATAAATCGCTGGTCTTTCTCGTGTGACTGGGATCGTTTAAGTTGTAAACGTCAGTTAATTCGTTTCGTGTATTTTTTGCCATTTTTAAATTCTTATACGATAGATAGTCTTGAAGGAGTCAATGCTGTGATAATTTCTATATCCGCCACGGCGGCTCCGCTTACAAATATTTCGTTACTCTGGCAAGCTATTTCAAATAGATTACCGAAAGACGAACCATTCTTAGAAACGATAATAAAGTTTGTAATATCAGGTGTCATCATGTTCATAACGTAGGTAGATAACTCACTGAAATTAAACGAATCACCAAAATTCCAATTGTCGAGGGCGAAGAATTCATTAATTAGAGAAATAATTCTAGTTTTTAAATTATTATCATTAATAGGAATATTAGGATTTTTTACAGCTCTAAATGTTGCCTGTAGATTTAATTCTGCGGCTGGTCCAAATAAAATTTTATATTTTGCAGGATGATATATAATCGTGTCTGATATACTTTTTATAGGATTGAGATATTGACTATAGGTATCTTCGAGTGTAGCTGTCGTCGGAGGCTGAGGTTCCATTTTAGTAGTGTCTAACAACCACATTCTGTAAGCAGTATCATAACCTTTGGTTAGCATATAGATATCAATGATGTTTGATTTAGCAGGATCTATACGCTTCTCTTCTCCGCTGTTATGAATATAATGAAATTTTAAATTGCTACGACCTGCACGAGCAAAGAACTGCGGTTGCAGTAGATAGGCTAGGTTTTCTGCAGAATATTGTTTAACTACATCTGCCGAATAGAAATAATACAACTGACCATCTATTGGAGAATCTACATAGCTTTCGTCGGGGTATGCAATAAACTTGCTGAAGGGATAAAGTTGATATCTTGAGCCGTCTTTCATTAATTGAAAATATACGAAGTTTCCAAGGAACCCTGTTTGCACTAAGGTATTTTGACTGTCGGTAATGATTGCAAAACTATCAGGATCGTCTATTTGTCCGTTATTTTTAGAATCATAGAAACTAATCAAAATCTTTTTAGGTTCTACGTATCCGTCATTTTCAACTATAGATTCATCAACTTGCCATGAATGATCTTTACCTAATTCGTTGATAGTCTGTCCTGCAGGTATTACTATCCAGGCGCCGTTTATTTTTCTACTTACAATATCATTAAGTGTATTAAGATAGAAATCTCCATTGACTCCTAGGGTTGATTGTGGGGTGGCCGAGCCGTGTCGCCATGTATTTCCTAGATTAGGAATCGTATTAATACCTAATACAGAAATTTTGTCTTTGATAGTAGTATTGGAAACATAATCAAAATTATTTTTATAATCATCTATAAAGAATGAAGTTTGTTCTGCACTTTCAAATACATAATTTGTTTTTCTATAGAATGCAGTATAAGAAGTGCCAGTCCACTGAAACGCAAAAATCCAAGATGAATCAACATTTTGATTGGTAACATCTCCTTGGTATATTAGACTGAACTTAGTTTGTAGATCAATATTAGTATCCGTAACTATATACCATGCTCGAGTAAGCCTATCGAAACTTAATCCAAAGTTAAGTTTTCCTACCATTTGATTTACAATTTGGTTTTCCAGAGCGAACGGTAAACTTGTAACAAGTTGCGGAATTATCTCAACTGGGATAGAACCGTCAGCTATGAACCCTGTTAGTACTATTGGACCGGTGCCGTCATTTAAGAGACCGTTGCCACTATTTGACCCGTCACCGGTTACTAGAGATACTCGTGCCCAGGTGTATGTGCGTGTTGTAGAGTCAGCTTGGTCAGTTAGTCTTCCTGATGGTAGATAATATTTTCCTGCAGGTGGCTGAAATTTAATCAGGGCGCCACCTGTAATATATTGTGTATTACTACTGCTGAAATATCCAACTTGCTGTGGTGTTGTGGTGCCGCTGGCAAAATCGTATTTGTCTTTGAAATAGCCACGGACCTGCCCAGATTCAGTCTGTGCAAGAGTCCAACTGATGTTGATGTTTGACAAGTCTGGTCTTGGATATTTGTCAAAGTAGAAATTTCTAGTTGTTGGGTTTTCAAGCAATGGTTCAATTTTAGATTTCAAAACACCAAATGCTTGATTACGATTATCAAATGTAAATGTAAAACTCAGCTGTTGATCTTCTTTATAAATTATCCCATCCTGAGCATATATATCTGTTTGACTGTACCTGCCTGTGACATCATTGAGATCAAAGTATTTGCTAATTCCAGAACTCTGTCTGTTGATACTTTTAACTTTGATAACGTCCGATGCAACGGTAACTGGTCCGATATTATAATCCTCTCCTGTTATCATTCTATTTTGTAGATAATAATTTTGAGGAGCCTTTTGTTTGATAGATAAATCTGTTTCTGCAGGCGAACTATTGTAGACAGAATATTGCAAACTCAATGTCAATGACAAAGATTGCGTTTGTCCTGCACTGTTTACATAGGGTATTCTTACTGACAGGCCGTTGATGTCTGATGGTGAAATCGTATATCTTAATCCGTTGCTCTGTCTATAATACAATGCAAACTTACCTTTAGGTAGATCACCAAAGTTGCCATCTGCAAAGTTTAAATCAATTTGATCATTGATCCTAGAAGTAACAGCATATAAAGTTCTTGTGTTTAAATTTAAACTATTATAGATAACGTTATTGCCCACCGTAGCCTCAACTTTAGACCACTCTCTATCGTAGGCTCCGTTCGCACTCAGTTGCCACAGCCAAACGTCACTATTGTTGATATCAGTAGCATTGATACCAACAATTTCATTTGGAACTGGATTATCAACAGAGAACGAAGTGCTGTTTAAGGATCCCTGTTTAAAATGCATAAAGAATCCAGTATTTTTTGCACCTGCTCCTTGATTGTCATTCCTCCAAATTATGCCAGTCTGTCTTCCGGGCAGTGGAGATTCTTCATATATGTAAGTTTTATCTTTAAAGGTTGCACTTACCAATTCAAACGCCATGGCCAATCCGCTGATAGATTTATTAAAAGTATATACAGGAGCACCAGTTTGATCTGTGTTTATTCTATATTGTTCTGTTGAAATTCCGCCAATGGTATCTGACAGGGCTGGAGACCCAAATGCCATACCGGACGGCATTGCAGAATTCATGACTAGAATCCACTGCTGATACCAGTTATTATTAGAAGGATCATCCCAGCTGATAATTTGATTGGCAAGATTGATTCCGTTGTTGTCAGTAATAGAATCTGTCGTGCTGATGGCGGTAATTTTTAAAAGCCCGCTGGCTGGTGTATTTCTTTGTGCATTGTAACTGATCAGCTGTGCTAAACGTAGGATACTATCTCGGCGCTGGGCTGTTTCTAGAAAGTTTTCACGAGCATTTAAATCAACACGGAAACTTAAATTCTGACCTAGATAACAGATGAGATCTACCAAGGCAATAAACTCAGAACTTTCAATGTAGTCATTGAAGTTCTCAGGATAATTTGCTTTTAGATATTGAACTGCTGATCGACGAAGAGTATCGTAGTCATACGATTTGAAATCTGCATTATTAAAGGATTGGTAGATCTTAGTCCAATCTTCTGCGACAAGTAGTTTTGAGTTAGTTGCTGGTATCATATATGTTATGCCATTTGGATAACATATTTATTAGTAACATAAACTACGTAGATTATTGTAGTGATAATCCGGCTTGTTTATCAAAATTTAACCGCATCACATCAACTTGGCTGGTAGGTACAAATCTGAGATTAATTTCCAAGACTAGGCCAAATTCTGCTTCTGTTATGGTCACTGACATAATGTTGACCCTAGGATCTGATGCTACAATTTTTTGTATATCTTGCTCTATTTCGGCCCTTACTTCGTCAGTGAACGGATCGTACAGTTTGTCCCATATAATAGTACCCCAGCTAGGTTGCATTACCCGCTCGCCCTGACGTGTATTGAAATAGTTTAACAGATCCTGCTTGACAATATCAAAATCATACAGCGTCACAGTTCTTGACATGGGATCTTGCGTGGAGAATCCTACATAAAACTGAGATGTTTGTTCTTTATTTTGCTCGCTATAATTAGCAGGCTTGATTATGATATTTTTATATGGCATGCGTATATTTAAGCAACAAGTGTGCCTCCTCCTTCTCTAAAATATTGAGCTAATGTTGTAGTAGGAACTTCACGCTGTCCGTATCCTGCACCCTGAAAGCTGGCCCATATTTTTCTAATTTTGTATGCCGCTGAAGAAAACTTACCTGCTCTAACATCGTCCAGTGCATTGCGAGTTTGAAGAAGGTATATACATGCCTTGTCTTGACTTGCAGGACTAAAGTCAGGTAAGTTGCAGGCTTTTTTGCAGGTGTCCCAAGTGTCTGGCATAAACTGGTATGCGCCTGCGGCAGAAGATCTGAGTCTTGCTGGACCTAAAACAATTCTAGGATGATCTTTGTATTTGTAACTTCTGTTAGTGTAACTATCACCGTTTTTATCATATGAGTTGCTACCATATGTATAAAATTTGAGTCCGTTATAGTTACCAGCTCCCGTAGGAGTAGTAACTCCAGGGGGTAGACCTGCATTGTCAATGTCAAATAATGCGCTGGTATATTGTGTTCTATATCCATCTTTGCTGGCTGTGCCTTCTGCTCTGCGAATAGTCCACAAGAATGCCGCAATATTATCTTCTGCAAGATTACCTGTCTTGCTAGGTGGTGCGTAGGACGGATTTTTATTGTAAACAATATTAGCACCTGAAAAAGTATTTGTACCAGTATTTTCTGAATCAGTTCCGCCGAATCCAAATCTCTCAGGGTTAACGTTCTCATGATGCTCCCAAGGTTCGTGTGTTGGAACTCGAGTCATAATTGTAACAATATCTGCGGCTTTGTAAAATTCACCGTCGCTCCAGGATCCCGGAGGTTGTCTATTAGGTAAATTATATCTTTGAAGGGGTTCTGGTGCATCTGGGAAAGTTGGGGCATCAGCAGTAGCAGAATCGGGGGCAGGACCAGCTGTTGCCGCAGGACCATTAATGCCAAGTGCCGGAGATGTTAGGTACAATGCCTGTTTCCCTAACACATTAATTTTCTTAGTTGCGGCAATTGAAATCGTATCATTTGCATTAAAACTAACAGATCCTTGACTTCCTAATTTTACTGTCTGGCCGCCGTTGATATTTAAATTGTCTGTTGCTTGAATAAAAGAATTAGTAGATCCCAATCTAAAATCACCATTTACTTTGATATTAGTGTTTCCGCCAGAAGCAAGATTTAAATTGTCGCCGCTTGCACTAATATGCATATCAGATTGTGCGCCAAGAAACATGTCACTTCCTGCGCTGATATGTAATTCCTTACTTGTCTGCATTTTTATATCATTTACTGCTAATCCATAAATGCTGTTGCCTGATTCTATTTGAAGGTTTTCTCCGCTGGTTATCTTCACAGCTCTACCTGCTTCAATATTGAAATCACGGTCAGCACGTAGGTTAAAATCTCCTTCTGCATGTAATGATATAGAATCGGCCGCATAGGCATCGATTTTGCCTTGACTTGTTAATTCTATCCATGCTGTTCCTGCGGCATTGCCAATATAGATCAAATCACTACTATTGTGTAGCAATATCTGATGCCCTGTACGAGTACGAATTCTTATAAGCTCATTGAGATTGTCTTTATCCCCATCGTCCATTACAAACTGAGATCCGCCCATTCTACTTACGTAGGCTGTAGATTTTACATCAAATCCTATTTCCCCCGTTTTAGATCCTTTTGACTCGTCAATTGGACCAGGTGTGCTGATGCCAAACACGCTAGACGGGTATTCTCGTCTAGCTGAACTAGAAGTTATTCCCCGTATGTCATCTAAAATAAGACCTTGCGCCAGGAGTCGGTCTGCGAACGGGTGGACAGGCTTTGTGAACTTGTTGACATCTGAGCCCGATAAATCCCTACTACGCTTAAGAAATTCTCCAACTGGGAGATTTGTAGTTCCATATTTTCTTTCTTGTTCCGGAGTTAGTGCAACGTTGCGACTGGCTGCGATTCCAGGAACCATGTGATTTTGATAAGTGTCAGGTATGCATCCAATCCAATAGCCTGCATTTGCCATTCCTCTAACGAATATAACCATAACGCATGAGCCAATGTCAGGAGGTACCATCCACATACCGTATGATTTTTGTACATCATTAAAATCTGCCGAGTTGTTGCCTTCAAATCCACTCGAGGTTGTTCCCCAGAATGGGCTCATGTAATAGACCGGAATAGTATTTGATTGCAAATTTGAATCGGCTGTTCCGCCTTCGTATAATAAAACTTCAAGACCGCCCATCAAAGTAGAATCTAGATGGTTTACTACCCTTGCCAAGAAAGGACCGGCGCCAACAACTTGCCCTTCAAGCAACTTGTGTTTTGATTCGGTTGAATTGATTGCCATATATTAACTTGTTTTTGTCAGCATTAGTTTATCTAAAGGACTAAGTGCTCGCTGTGTTCCATATAGACTGTTCACAGTGTTTATTTCAACGTAGTATCCTCCAATGCCTTGTAGCGTTCGGATTGCATTGGCATTATTTGACTCAACTGACCCTAGTCCTTGAACTGCGGGTGGCAGTCCATTGGTATTTAAACTTGCATTGTTTAACTCTGCGGCGCTCCTGAATTTGTCAAACTGTTGAGTAGCATTTAAGGGGTTGCTGCCGCCTGTTCCGTTTGCCTGCCCTCTAGATCCGCCAAGAAGAGCTAACAATGCTCCCACTGATGCAAAAGATGAGGCTCCTGGTAGATTAGCAATGTTTCCACCATTAGCAAGAATTTTTTGCAGATCATACTGGCTAACATTTGCAAGAGGCGATTTAGTCAGTGCTTGTAGTGCGGGTAAGTTGGCAATGCCGGCGCCTGTTAAATTCTTTAGGCTGAGACCCAGCGCCTGGAATCCTTGGATATTTGCATCTTTAGGTACAGACGCTAATACTTTTTGTAGCTTTGACAATAGTGATGTTTGCTGGTCAGTTGACAGCCCCGAAAATTGTGCAGGATCAATCCCTAACTGTGCGGCAATTGCTGTAGGATCGGTAGGTACACCGTTTAATGCGGCAATGGTTTTCTGTCCAATGTTATTAAGATTGGAATCTTTAGAGGGGTTGGTAATATAATTTTTTCCATCAGCTGTAATTATATTATTTTTATAATTTGTTTCTAATGTATAGAGATTATTAGTGTCTTGTACAAAGCTGGAAATAATATTTGCCTGCGCATTTTGATTCGCTTGATTCTGTGCAGTTTTACTAGGAGCCGGTATCGTTGTTGTTTGCAATGGAATGCCGCTTGTGTAGGGATTATATCCTGTCAACGATTGACCGACTGCTGGTGCACCAGGGTTGTTTAACAAGGCATCTGCAACTGCAACCAATCCTCCTATTTGCACACCTACTGAGGCAATAGCCTGTAACGGAGCTACTACTCCCTGTATCACTCCAAGTCCATCTGAAATAGCGGCATCAATTCTTTTGACTGACGACTGCAATGCTCCAGATGTTTGGGCAAAAAGCCCCTGTGCCGACGCCATCAATCCTGCCAATCCCAGGCTGGGAATTTGAGGATTTAAAATCTTACTTAGATCGGCAGTCTGCCTCTTAGTGCCAAACTTATTCACAGAGGCCGGAGCAGAGTCCGCCGTCTGCTGTTGGCCGGGCTCCGGAGAACTCTTAAAGGGAATTGAAGGTGTTATTTTCTTAGACGGTTGTTGGCCTGCAAGTCTTATCAGATTCAGTGTTTGGGTAAACTCGCCATCCCTAAAATGATGGTCCATCGATCTCACTAGGAATATTCCACTGAAGTGATCAACAGTTTCTCCGCCAAAATCCATAAATCCGTCTGATCGATAATCTCGAGGATTTTTAAAATCAATGCTTATGTAAATCTCACCATCTAGCCACGGAGCTTCTCCGTTCTGATTTTGGGTTTCAGTTTTAAATTCAGAGACAACATTACTCATACCCGAAGTTACAAGATAGTAAGGATCACCAATAATTTTGCAAGTCATTCCTTGCATTTCGCTATTGTCAAGTAGACTAAGTTGTATAGCTTTTGCTAGAGACTGATACGGTGATATCTGTAGCGGTTTTCCATCTAGTCCGCTGGCGCTGGTATCGCCAGCAATGGCCGGAGCAGTATTAACTTGAGCACTAGGATTATGCTTTGCTTGATCAGAGACAGCTATCTTCACAGTATTAGACGGAGATGCACCCATTGAGGTTGCAGATCTATCTTGCACTCCTAATTTGTAAGGACGCTGTTGATAATATAAGGCATTGAAACTGATTCTAAAATCTATTAAGTCAACATTTTTTCCGGTATAGATATAATTGTATGTTCTAGATAATGTTCTTTTTAACCCCTCAGTATCCCAGGATCCAAATTCTTCAGGCAGACGTGAATAATGTATCCAATATGGTCTAATTTCGTAGGTAATGGTATAAGCGGGCCGATTTTCTTTAGGATTTCTTTTTTCTTTTAATTTTGTAGTGACATGAATCCTGTACCAAGGAACCTTACCATTGTATTTGCTTTTCCATTTATCTTTATTATCAATAAAATCTTTAGTGTATTCGCTGTCTCGTATAACAACATCTATAATATCAAAAATTTTAGTTCCTGCTTTAACAGAGATTGTTTCCCCTTTTTTATCATACCTGACCGCAGTAACTTCTTTGTCTACAAATCTATAATTATTTTTTGATGTTTTGTCAGTAGGTGCCGCAAACTCAAACATAGAGTTTGCCCTTAGAAAATCGTTGATTTTTTTATTTTCAATAGTGATAGTTTCTGCAGACCCGTCGGGTGCTTTTATTGGTAAGAATTTAATTTCATACGAATTAAAAATTGGAGATCCTTCAGCATCGTTACTTTTGCTTTTTGCTGTTTCAACCTCTTTTACCAAGTTCGTCAGCATGTCGCCGACTGTTTCGCCCTTCATCTTCATAGTTACCGGAATGTTGGCATCAAGTCCTAATACGTTTGCATTAAGATTTACTAAGCCGCATCTGTAACTTGTACCACGCTCATCGGCAGTTATTTGAACAGTGTTTAAGCCAACTGTCCAATATCTTTCAGATCTTGGTACTTTCTCAGCTTTACCTGTTGTGTCGTTCCACCCCCAGAACTCTATCTTTAGGCATAATGGCTTATCAACATGATCTTCATAACCGGCCGCTAGACAATTGACTCTTAGGGACTCGAGGAATCCGTTCATGCTGAGAGGTTCTACTACAGTCAGTTGGAATTGAGTTACTACAGCTCCTTCAGTCAACATCCAGGGACCATTCATTTCGAGGCTTTCTACAAATAGATCAAATCGACCAGTACCAGTTTTGTTAAACTCTTCTACTAATTGTTTCACATCTAAGTTTTTAGACGTTTTAGACCCATAGAATCCGCCATCTTGTGCGTCAGCATCTCCGCTCTGTGTAGGAGTATTATTGTAATCAAATAATTCTGCGTCGGTTATTCCTTGTGTGCCCTTGCCTGAAGTTTTAAAAATTACATGTTCTAGCTGAGGAGATTTTGCAAGATATGAAGTGCTGTTAAATTGGTCTTGAGTTAACACCGCAAGAGTAAACACATAGTTGTAGGAACTATAATAGTTCAATGGGTTAGTTTCACCCGCTGAAGCAAATGCAGTGCTTGTATTGAAATAACTGGTACTTGAATCCAGCATTTTATAATCCCAATGCCCTATTAATGGTTGTGAGTTGCGGAATAAAAATTTTCACGCCAGGTAGCATGTCATATATAGGATCTCTAATTATATCTTTATTCCGCATGGCAAACACCCACCAAAGCTGTTCATTCTGGTATATGTCAAACGCCAACAGATCAGGACGATGTTTATATTGCGAAGTTAAGGTGATTTGCGTATCATTTTTTAACAACGGTAGATCACGTATGTTCATAATATCTAGATAATTAGATTTCTGAACAGTGTTAAAATAGGGACTTGCTTTACTATATACAATTTCGGCCATTTTATAGATATCCTTGATCTGCTAACTTACCTTTGTTGAATTTATCAACTGAATAGCCTAGTTGCTGTGCGCGGCTGTAGACTGGTATTAATTCCAACGTTAGAGAACTTAAAACAGGAACAAAATTATTACCATAGTCCTTAATTCCTTCTCCAACTTGAATATAATCAACACCGTCTGGTAGATCTAATTTCCAAGACTGTACAGCAACGGGCACATTATGTAGCATGCTATTACCATATGCCATGAGCCTGCAAATCGGTGGAGGAGATCCTGCTCCTACATCATCACCCCAGCGCATTTTTGTAAGAGTCCTCAACAGATGTTGAACTGCTAATATCAATGATCCTTCGTATTCGTTTTGACAGGTAAATTTTCCTGTTATCTGTATAGCCGATGTCTGTGCATTTTTAAAAAAGTAATTGTTAAAATTTGAATGTGTCGGGGCAAGGTTGGTATAGGCCGCGGTGTTACTGTAACTTATTGTTGGGGTGAAGGGGAAAATAATACCGCCAGGATGAGATGCAGGGCCGCCAATATTTTCAAAAGGTCTAGTACTACCAAACTGTGGGCCACCGCCCAGTGTTCTGCTGGTATACATTTCAGGAACACATAATTTAACTCTAATATCTTGGGCAGGTGATCCTTTCCAGTTGATAGAAGCTGGCATAGCCGACTCAGGTACTGCCGCCGACTTTATTTTAGTAAAATTAGGTGCCGCCAAATCTCCGCCGGAGTTAAAGCCTGCATTAGAGTTTCCTTGTGCATTTCCATCTTCACTTGGTTTTCCGGTAGTTGCCATGTTTTTTCCTTTACCAGTTATTTAACCTGATAAATAATATACGTAGATAATAAAAGTCTTGACTTCTTACTTTTTTCTGCTATAATAGTACTGGGAGATCCTATACATGACATCAATAATAACAACAAGAAAAGTCAAGTATCTAAACAATAGAGATTTATTGGCAGAGATACACAAAAGCAAAGTAAGTTTTTGCAGTTTTACAAAAGCAGAATATCATCAATACGATATCATACTTACAAACTTAGACAAAATCAACATTCGCACTGTAGCAGATGCCAAACGTGCAAGAGCCAAGCGGCTTGGCATAGAAGCTTTTAACGCATTACGCATTGCGGGCGACAAGAAAACAAAGCTCGCAGAAGTAACACCAGATTACAAAACGATTGCCAAAGAAGATGTTGTGATCCGTATTATGACATTTGAGCATATTCCCCTAGCACCGGGTCGTAAAAAGACCACAAAGACCACAGCAGATAGTCACGACAAGGTTAACTTTCCTCCGTTCCAACATTGGAAATATGATGATCAAGGTAACTTAGAGTGTGTAGGCAAAAGTCACTGGAAGGGCGGGGTTAAGACTGGCAAGTTCAGCAAAGACCACGGGCGCATTACTGAAAATCTAGGTAAAATGTATATCAAACTAAGCGAACGATATGCACAGCGAAGCAACTGGCGCGGATATACTTACATCGATGAGATGAAGGGACAGGCTATTCTACAGCTGAGTCAAATCGGACTTCAGTTCGATGAATCAAAATCAGAAAATCCATTCGCCTATTATACTGCCGCAGTAACAAACAGTTTTACTCGCATCCTAAACATCGAAAAGAAAAATCAAAACATTCGAGATGACATGTTAGAAGAAAACGGACTAACTCCTTCTATGACAAGGCAGTACAGTCAAGAGTTTGCAGAAGAGATCGCTCGTCAAGCAGAACTGTACAAAAACATGCGCATGCCAAAGAGCGAAGAAGATCCTGTCGAGGAAGAGGAAGCAGAAACTACAAGTGGCAAAGAAATCACTTGATTTACCACTGCTTTTTTGTTAAAATAAAAGATAGGAGATCGTATGGGACTTTTTAAGAAGGTAGCATGTTTCACCGACATCCATTTTGGGTTGAAGTCAAACTCTGCTACACATAATCAAGATTGTGAAGAATTTGTAGATTGGTTTATTGCCAAAGCCAAAGAAGAAGGTGCAGAGTCCTGCATCTTTCTCGGAGACTGGCATCACAACAGAAACAGCATCAATCTAATTACGCTAGATACTTCAATCCGTTGCTTGGAAAAGCTAGGTGCGGCATTTGAACAGTTCTTTTGGTTTCCAGGAAACCACGACCTCTTTTATAAAGACAAGCGTGAGATACACTCCAGTGCATTTGGTCGTCATATCCCGGGTGTTACAGTGGTAGACAGTATATGGACAAAAGACGAGGTTACTCTTGTTCCGTGGCTGATAGGCGACGAGTGGAAGACCATGCGAGAGCTAAAAAGCAAATATGTCTTTGGTCACTTTGAGCTTCCTTTGTTCTATATGAACGCAATGGTACAGATGCCCGACCACGGTGAACTACGTAGAGAAGACTTTGCTGGTCCGGACTATGTATTCAGCGGGCACTTCCACAAGCGACAAGCCAACAACAATATCGTCTATATCGGTAATGCATTTCCCCACAACTATTCAGATGCATGGGATGATGACCGTGGCATGATGGTGTTAGAATGGGGTGGCAAGCCTGAATATCACATCTGGGAAGATGCTCCTAAGTTTAGAACTATTAAATTATCAGATCTAATTGACCGTAAAGACGATGTTCTCAAGAGTAAGATGTATCTTAGAGTAAATCTTGACCTTCCGATTACATTTGAAGAAGCTAATTTTATTAAAGAAGACTTTAGTAGCAATTACAACATACGAGAAATGAGTCTTATACAAGAAAAGACCACCCTCGAAGGTGTGATCGACGATTCAGCTGATGCAAAATTTGAATCAGTAGACCAAATTGTTACTGAGCAGTTGATTAATATCGAGTCTGATCAGTTTGAACAAAAACTATTGTTGGACATTTACCATAATCTATGACATTTAAAATAAAAAACATCACAGTTAGAAACTTTCTTAGCGTAGGTAATCAAACTCAAGCAGTTGATTTTGATAAAGAACACTTGACTCTAGTGCTGGGTGAAAACTTAGACCTAGGGGGAGATGATAGCGGAAGCCGTAACGGTACAGGTAAGACCACCATTGTCAACGCACTATGCTATGCGCTCTACGGAAACGCACTAACTAACATTCGCAAAGAGAACTTGATCAATAAAACCAACGGCAAAGGCATGTTGGTCACTGTTGAGTTTGATGTAAATGGCATTTCTTATCGTATTGAGCGCGGTCGTAAGCCTAACATTTTAAAGTTTTACGTCAACGATCAGGAACAGAAATCAGTAGATGTTGAAGATGATGCTCAGGGCGATAGCCGTGAAACGCAGAAACATATAGAACAATTACTGGGTATGAGCCCGTTGATGTTCAAGCATTTGGTAGCGTTGAACACTTATACTGAACCTTTTTTGAGTCTTAAAGCGGCAGAACAACGTGAGATCATTGAGCAATTATTAGGCATAACTCTGCTTTCAGAGAAGGCAGAAAGCCTTAAAGCTCAAATGAAAGACACCAAAGACGCTATTATTTCAGAGTCTGCAAAGATTGAAGCTACTAAAACTGCTAACGAAAACGTTCAAAAGAGCATCGATAGCCTAGGAATTAAGAGTTCAGCATGGGAATCTAAGAAAGATAACGACCTAGAAGGGCTAGGCAAAGCTATTGTGCAATTAAGTTCTGTAGATATTGAGTTAGAAATTGGTCTGCATGAGAAACTTAAAATGTGGACTGAGAACAACAACAAGATTAAAGATCTTAACAAACAACGTGCTACTTTAGAATCTGCGATCGGGCAAGCTGAAAAAAGCGTAAAGAAGTATAGTGGCGAGCTAGAAAAACTTGCAAATAAAACATGTCATGCCTGTGAACAAGAACTCCACGATCACAAGCACAGTGAAATGACTGCTGAGGCTACTACACACTTGGCTGAAGCCAACACATATTTTGATAAAGTCACTAAAGATTTTAACAAGATACAAAAAGAAATCAAGGCGATTGGTGAGCTAGATAAAAAGCCAACGACCTTTTACGAAACACTACAGGAAGCACTTGGACATAAGAATAATCTTGCTAATCTTGAGAAGGCACTTGAAACAAAGGTAATTGAGCCAAATCCCTATGTAGAACAGATTGAAGAATTAAAACATACTGCACTACAGGATATCGATTGGAACTCTATTAATTCTCTAACAAAATTTAAAGAGCATCAAGAATTCCTGTACAAACTGTTGACAAACAAAGATTCATTTATCCGCAAGAAGATCATTGATCAAAACTTGACGTTCTTGAACAAGCGTCTAGGATACTATATTGATAAAATTGGTTTGCCACATGCTGTTGTATTCCAAAATGACCTTACTGTGGAAATTACCCAGCTAGGACAGGACTTGGACTTTGACAACTTGAGTCGTGGTGAGCGTAATAGACTGATCTTAGGATTGAGTTGGGCGTTCCGTGATGTTTGGGAAAACCTGTACCAGCACGTAAACTTGTTGTTTATAGACGAACTTATCGATGCAGGCATGGACGCGGCAGGCGTCGAAGCGGGACTTGCAGTTCTTAAGAAGATGGCCCGTGAGCGCAATAAGAATATCTACTTGATCAGTCATAAAGATGAGCTAATCGGACGTGTTAACAACGTGCTTCACGTGATTAAAGAGAACGGATTTACCAGTTACTCAAACGATGTCGACTACGTAGAGGCATGAAGCTAAATCAGTACATAGAACTGCATGAAAGATATATTTCGTTGTTGGTAGACTATCACAACGCATATACATCATGGGTTAAAAGTCAGTCGCTAGAAAAGACTACAGCATTGCGAAAGATTCTCAAAGAGATGCGTAAGGTACAACACGAAATGTGGGCTACCGCAAACGACGCTATGAAAGAATCCAAGCAACGCAAGCGACAAAAATGGAACAGAGAACATAAGGAACAATAATGTCAGATACAATCCAAGCAATTAAAGATGCTGTAACAGCATGGGAAGCAGAAGATACAAAATTTGAAAAAGGTAACAGCGCCGCTGGTACCCGAGCTCGTAAGGCACTAGGCGAACTTAGCAAATTAGTCAAAGCTCGCCGCAACGAAATCACAACAGAAAAGAATGCCCGCAAAGAAGCCAAGGTAGCCTAAATGCGATTCAATTATTTTTTTGTTAAAGGATTTTACTCTCCGGATGAGGTCACTAGACTAAAAAATATCTTAATTAAGAATCAAGATAAAACCCAACCAGACGTGCCTGCTAAGAATGTTGTAAAAACAGCCGAAGTAGGTATTGTTCCGATCCTTGCCTTGCAGGAACACATTGGTGGCATTTTGAATCTAATTAAAAAAATCAATAAAGAAAACTTTGGTTTTGATCTCTATGATTTCACTGAGTATGATACTGTAAATTATAATCAGTACAATTCAGATACCAACGGTGAGTACGGGTGGCATACAGATTTTCCTTTGAGTTTCTTTCATCAGATCAAACTTACTGTGTTGGTTAACCTAAGTACAGAAAGTTATGAGGGCGGAGACTTTGAGATTTTTTTAAACGGTCCTATTCCTATTCCTGATTTTAAGGAACCAGGCGGAGTGTTAATTTTTCCATCGTACATATCGCACAGAGTTACACCAGTAACAAAAGGATCTAGATCATCTATGAGCTTGTTTGTTACAGGTCCACGTCTAAGGTAATATGGATTGGATTCATAATGGTATGGTAGTTGCAGAACTACCAGAGGATTGTGTCGGTTTTGTTTATCTCATTACCAACAATCTTACAGGCAGAAAATATATAGGCAAAAAATTAGCAAAGTTTGCAAAGACGACCTACAAGACTGTAAAGTTAAAGAACGGCACAAAGAAGAAAAGGAAAATCCGTAGTAAGATTGCCAGCGACTGGCAAGAGTATTACGGATCCAATTTAGAATTAAACACAGACGTACTAAAGTTAGGCAAAGAACAATTCACCCGAGAGATCCTGCACTATTGCAAAAGCAAAGCAGTATGCTCTTACATCGAGGCCCTTGAACAATTCAACCGCAAAGTATTAGAATCACAAGATTACTATAACGGACAGATCTCAGTCCGTGTCCATGGCTCTCACATAATCAACAAAATCTAGGCTCAGTCTTACAGGATATGCTCGCACCGGCTTAAATCGGGTGCCTAGCGACAACCGGATAATAACGGGGACGGAAGCCTCTGCGCTGTACAGAGCACTTATCAACCATCCTTGACAGGACGACGATCGCTATGCCGCGATTTTGATATTTGAATAGAGTGAATAAGAGCTAAAAGAGGGGAGAAAAACCCCGGACTTAACGTATATGTTAGCGTATGTATGTTAGGTTACCGTCATAAAAAGACGTAGCTAGGGGTACAGGATGACCGCCTCAGTAATGCTACAACGCTAAGTGACTTGCGTACTCAGATAATGCCAAGTGAACTTTACCCGGTTACCTGGGTTAAGTGTGACCATTATATCTAGATAATACTTAAACATCTAAAGATGTTCTAGAAAATGCTCTGAGCGCAAGCGAAAGAGCAAGTGAACGCAGTTCACTTTTAGCATTAAACATAAATATTCTTGCTGGAGAATGCAAAAATGAAAATAAGTGAATTAGTAATGGAAAGCCATAAACTTGATGAAGCTCCTATGGGCATGCTCAGTAAGTTTGGCAATAAAGTGATGAGTAAATTTGGTAGCGATACTTCTACTGGAAAGCTAAAGTCAGGTGATGTAGCTAATAAGTTATATTCAGCGTTCAATCAATATCTAGGTCAATCAGGACAACAGCCAACATGGCCTGTTGTTTCAAAATGGTTACAGTCAAACAAGTATCCTATCAAGATGGCACAGAAAGTAGTTCAAGGTGCCAAAGCAGATGCCGCCATTCCACAAGGGCCTAGCATGTTGGACAGAGCTAAATCTGGTGCTCGACAAGTTGGTAATAAGATTAAACAGGGTGCAGAGAAAGTAGCTAACTATGCTATGGACAAAGCTGGTGCTCCTGGAGAGTTTGCTGAAGGTAAAATTAGTGAAGCTACTGGTGCTCCACTAGATAAGAAAACACTAGAGAAAGTGTTCATGGCGGCCGCTCAAGAAGCCGCAGTAGTTGTTCAACAACGTAAGCAAGGTGGTGGACAGCCTAATCAAAAAAATAACGGACAGCAACAGCTATCTGTTCAACAAGGTGGTAAGAGTCAAGGTGGAGATGCTAAGTTGGCGCAACGTGTTAGCAACCTTGAAGCTGAAGTTGCCGCACTAAAAGGATCTGGGGAACAAAACGCCGCTTAAAAGAACGGCAAGCCGCTTTCTTTTGTAGTTTCTAGATTGCTTCTGATTATCTTAGACACTATCTCTCGATCTCCGCTATCCATCATATAGAGCTGGTCTATTGTTATCCCTCCTCGCATGTACCAACACATTTGATATAGATTATGTTTAATGGCTTCTATCTCTCGATCCATCTCTTGCACTAGGGCTAAGATCTTATCGTAGGGTAGAGCTAGAAGCCTTATACGAAAAAATTTGCTTCGTTAAACGTGAAAGGAACTTCGATAGTAGGCGGAGCGCCTTTTTCTAACATTTCCGGAGTACTTTGTATGGTCATTGGCTTTAATTGATTGTTTAAATTAAGAACTCCCAGTCTGTCCTTAATCTTTTCAAATACTGCGCTGTCACATTTTTCAATAAACTCTGTAATAAATTCGGGATCTTCTACTACTCCTGCTATACTTTCTATCCTGTAAATAGCCTGACCAATTATGGTAATTGTCTTGCTTGTGAGTTTTTGAAAGGCCGCTTGAAATGCCTTGATCTTGTCTTGTTCGGAAGTGTTGTCATCTTTGATAATACTGATTAATCTCTGCGTGTCAAATTCTCCTATCTGCGCATCAGTCTGACTACGATAGGTTAAAGGTTTAAGATAGACTACTAATTCTGGAGATATTTCAAATCTATCATCCCAATCAACTTGAGACTGCAGATTTTCTAAAACTTCGCGCACGTTAATTTCATAATCGGTATCGCCGTCAATAGTAGGATGTGTTATTTTCATAGTGAGCATTTCGCCATATGTAGCTAACCGCACGGCTACTAGAATAGTATCAAGATCAACCTGTGGGCAGTCCCAGGCATCAAGCACGTTGGGCATGCAACTGTGAATAATTTCTACCATAGCTTGACCGTTCATCAATGCATCTGGAGTTTTTAACAGGAGTTCATCGCGGGCTGTCATTGAAAACACAGGATATTCTCCGTTGACACTTACATTGAGACTGCCTTCTTTCCAATATTTGCCGTTGCTGGGTAACCTAATATAGATCTTGGGCTGTCTTAAAACGCTTAATAACGGATTAATTCTTACTGCTGGTTGGGTAATTTCTGTCATTTCTGCACTCCGATAAATAATATGGCAATCTGATACACTTATTTATCTACGCACATATCCAGGAAATTTAAACCATGGCAGGAAAAGAAACAGTCAAAGGTACGTTTGGCAATGAGCCAATAGAGCTTAATAATGCCGCGAGCGAAGCTACGCTTTATGCCATGTTAAAAATAGCACAGAAAGATAGTGCTGTACTTGCAGAAATGGCCAAGAAGGCAGGTATTGATAGTAAAAAAATTCAAGAGTCTTTAGACAAACAATCAGACGGTGGCGGCGGTAGCAAAGGTGGTGGATTAGGATTGTTAGGTGGCGCCGCAAATTTAGCAGGTGGCTTCTTAATGGACATGGTAGGAAGCATAGGAAAGACTATTGGTAACCTGGCTAACTTTAGTCAGAGCTTGATGGACGGCACTGCAAGAGCCAGTGATTTTTTCAAAGCCTTTAGCGGTCTGCCATTAGGGCTAGGACTGCTCGCAGATGCATTGGCATTTTCTCAAAAGTTTTTTGAAAAACAAATAGACACCTATAGGATAATAAGTCAGACAGGTGCAGGTCTATCTAGCAGTCTAGGAGGACTACGCATACAGGCGCTTAATCTTGGGCTGAGTATGGACGAGTTTGGAGCCATGTTTGCAAAAAATCAACGTGCATTAGGACAGCTTGGCGGCAAGTCAATGGAAACTGCAAAAAATTTAGTAGCAATTAATAATGCATTAGTTAATAGTCAAATGGGAAGAAATTTAGCAGGACTTGGGTATACCTTTAGTGAGCTCAATGGTCTCATAGGAGATTATCTAGCTGTTACAGCAGACGGTGTAAGAATCAATCATGATTCGGGCAGTGAGCAGAGAAGATTGGCCAAGGCCGCTGGGGAGTATGGCAAGGAACTTGATTTCCTTGCCAGACTAACAGGTGAAAGTAGAGAAGCTATTCAAAAGAAAATGGAAGCAGATAATCAAGAAGCCAGCTGGCAATTATACCTTACAAGTCTAGGACCTGAAATGCAAAAACAAGCTACGGAAGCTATTGCTCGTGCCAGACTGATGGGAGGTAAAGGCGGTGTTGATGCTATTAAATCTATGTTTATGGGATTTGCGGGACCGTTCAGCCAAGAAGGTCAGTTTTATGTTTCTACCATGCACGGAGGAACACAAGCACTGAAAGGAATGGTTGCCGCAATTAAAAGCGGGCAATCAAGTGAAATAGTTAGCACTCAAATTAATAAACTTTTTGCGCAAGGCATGGCAAGCAATATCAAAGACGTAGATAGATTCAGACATACTATATATGCGGCTGGCCAAGGCGGCGCAGAAAGCGCCAAGGCTTTCTTAGAATTAGTCGAAGCGCAGAAAAATTTTAGGAATCAAGGAAAATTTGCGGAAGCAGATATTTTGAAGTCTATTATTGCTACTCAAAAAAAAGCCGCAGCCGATGCAGATGCGGCTAAAGGACAAGCCGAAACAGACAAGCAGATGAAGGCTTTAGGAGCAACATTAACAACTGCATTACTACCTGCTTTATCTAGACTTAGTACAGTTGGCCTGAGTTTAATAAGCAGATTTACTGAGTTTATTAAATCGGAAGGTGTTATGGACAAGATTAAGAAAGCCGCTAACATATTAGCTGAATTTATAGAAAATTTATTCAATGACGCTGGAAGAGAAAAAATATTAAATGATTTCAAGTACATGATGAAATTGATGTTGATAGAGATCAAGTATGCATTGAACTTGTTTTATACAAAAGGTGATGCGGCGGCCGAAAGAGCAGAATTAGATAGACAAAAAAAGATTATAGATCTAACTGCTCAAAAAGAAAGATTAGCAAACGAAGCAAAGATCCTACAAGAAAAAATGCTTATTGTGCAGAAAAATGATGCTAAAAAGTTTGACGAACAAATCAAACTAAGAGAGAAACATATCTCAAGTATCGAAAACGACGGAAAATTAGAGGAAGCAGTTAAACAAGAAAGAATTCAAAAAATTCGTGACGAGATACGTGAATTAGAAGATAAAAAAGAAGCCGCTGGAAAACTCAAAGCACCAGAACTGGCCGCCCAAATAGAACAAAATAGTAAAGATTTATCTAAAACTACAGAAGAACTTGACAAGCTATTAGCAGAAAAAAATAAAGTGGAGAAGGCAAAAGCTGATAGAGCTAGAGATGCTAAGGAATCTGAAAACAATATGCCTGGCCCTATCCGTCCAACATTTGCTTCGGGTACATTAGGATCAGGAAAATTGATACAGAATTTTGGTAGAGAAACTATAGCATCCCTGCACGGAAAAGAAGCCGTATTAAATGAAGAGCAACTAACAAATCTAGCTAAAGGTGTCCAGCAATCTTCTCCACAGATAAATTTAGACGGCCTAGATGTGCTGGCAGAAGGCATAATTACATTAAATAGAACTACAGCAATGCAGAATAAGATACTCGGTACTATTGCCGACAATCAGCGTACAATGATCAACCGGGCAACCGGAAATAGACTAATGGCATAATAACATATGAGTTGGAAAAAATACTTTACACCAGTTTCGACAGGTAACTTTGGCCCCATTAGCGGCCAGTCAGGTGCAAGTCCTCAACGTGCAAACTACAGCAGTTACCTGCCTGACGTTTACACAGGGCATCCCAACAGACTAGAACGTTATAGGCAATACGATACAATGGACGGTGACTCGGAAGTCAACGCGGCCCTAGACATTCTAGCAGAATTTTGCTCACAGATCAACGATGAAAACGGAACACCGTTTGAACTTGATTTTAAAGATCAAGCAACTCCTACAGAAATCAAGATCCTTAAAAAGTATCTACAGCAGTGGACTAAACTAAACCTATTTCAAAAGCGCATCTTTAAAGTGGTACGCAACGTATTCAAGTACGGCGACAGCTTTTTCATTCGCGATCCAGAAACACAGGCATGGGTCTATGTGGATCCTGCTAAGGTTGATCGTATAATTGTCAATGAAAGCGAAGGCAAGAAACCTGAGCAGTATGTTATCCGTGACCTAAACATTAACCTACAATCGCTAACAGCAACCAGTATCAATCCCAGTAATCAAAACAGCGGCATGGGCGGTGGTTCATCGTTTGGTACAGCCAATGCCGGCGGCTCACGCGGTATGGTAGGCGGTGCTACTCCAAATGCTGGTAACCGTTTCCAAATGAATCAAAATCAACATCCTGTTGATGCAAAGCACGTTATTCACATTAGTCTGTCAGAAGGTCTAGACAACAATTTTCCTTTTGGAAACAGTCTTTTAGAGAGCATTTTCAAGGTATATAAGCAGAAAGAACTACTGGAAGATGCCATTATCATCTATCGTATACAGCGAGCTCCAGAGCGCAGAGTATTCTATATTGATGTGGGTAACATGCCAAGCCACTTGGCCATGGGCTTTGTTGAACGTGTTAAAAACGAAATTAATCAAAGACGTATTCCTAGTCTAACCGGCGGCGGCACTAACCTAATTGACAGCAGTTACAATCCATTATCAATCAACGAAGACTACTTCTTTCCGCAGACAGCAGAAGGTCGTGGATCAAAAGTTGATGTGCTACCTGGCGGCACAAACCTAGGAGAAATTGATGATCTGCGTTATTTTACCAATAAGTTATTTCGTGCTCTACGCATACCTAGTTCTTATCTACCTACCGGCTCTGACGACGGAGGAAGCAATTTCAATGATGGACGTGTTGGAACAGCATACATACAGGAGTTGAGATTCAACAAGTATTGTGAACGACTACAGAGTCTAATGAACTCGGCCTTTGATCAAGAATTTAAAACTTATCTCTATTCAAAAGGCATCAACATTGATCCTAACCTGTTCGATGTTACATTTAATCCTCCACAAAACTTTGCAAGTTATCGTCAAGCAGAGATGGACGGAGTACGTATTAACACATTTGGCAGCATTGTTGCGCTACCCTTTATCAGCAAACGCTATGCACTAAAACGCTTCTTGGGACTTAAACAAGAAGAGATTGCAGAGAATCAAGAGATGTGGGAAGAAGAAAACATTGACAAGACTAAACCTATTTCAGCTTCTGCAGAACTACGTTCTGCGGGCATTACAGCAGGCGGTATGGGTGGTGATATGGATAGCCTAGGACAATCAGATCCGGGTACTCCAGAGATGCAGGGCGCAGATGAGACTGGCGGAGCAGGCAATGCCGCAATGGCTCCTAGTGCAGGATCAGCAGGCGGTGGTGGCAGCGGAGCACCTCAAGGCCCGATGTAATTTGGTAAATATAGACATGCTATTAAACGAATTCATTTACTTTAGTCCTGAGCAAGAGGAGATGTCCGACAAGGGTCGCTACGATCCGTTGGACGATAAAACATCAGTCCTACACGATAAAGACACTCGCAAAACTCGCTTGACACTGGGCATGATAAATGATCTGCGCAGGGCAAGTGAAGCAAGAGATCGTGAAACCAAAGAGAATCTAATAGTAGTACGCCAGATGTATGCAATGCCAACTGAAGAAGGTGCCGCTCCGGCATAAAATAAACTTGTAGTTTAATTCAAAAAGATACAAGTTAAATATTTTAAACAAAATTCAATACAAACTTAGAAAGATAATAACTAAGTTTCGTCACCAAATGCCAAAAAGACTCGTTTTTGGCCTATTTCCCATAATTAATATAGGTGAGCATTAAATATGCTTATATATTATTCACCCCTTGACAAACCAACAGGAGAAACCCGCAATGAATAAATTCGAACAACTATTAGACTATATCGTAAACGAGGAAAAGGACAAAGCTGAAGAGCTATTCCATGAAATCGTAGTAGAAAAGTCACGTGATATCTACGAAAACTTGATCGCTGAAGAAGCAACATGCGATGCCTGCCACAAAGATCCATGCGAATGTGACGATGACAAAGAAGAAAAAGAAGATGACGAAAGCGTAGAAGAAGCTTTTGGCATGGAAGACGAAGGCGAAGAAATGGGTGGCGATGCTACTGATGATTTCACAGCTGACACAGCAGATACAGATGGACCAGGCGCTGAAGAAGACGGCGAAGAAGCTGGCGACATCGACGGTGACGGTACTCCAGCAACTGCTGATGATGTACAAGATCTAGCTGACGCTCTAGAAGAATTGAAAGCAGAATTTGCTAAATTGATGTCCGGCGAAAAACATGAGGAAGAAGAAGATCCAGATGTACATGGCGGCGCACTAGACGACATGGACGCAGGCGACGAAGAAGAAGATGACGAAGAAGATGAAGAAAAAAATCCTTTTGAATCACGTCAAATGACACGCGAATATCGTGAAACAGTAGCAAAACCAAGCAATACAGAAGCTGGTGATGGCAAATCTGGTCCGATCAACGCAAACCCAAAGAACCGTCCAAGCGGCGGCAATGTGAGCGCACATAACATTGCTCAAGGCCAAACTGCAAGTGATTCAAATATCAAAGGCGGCGAAGGTTTAGTTGGTGGTATCAAAGGCAAGTTTACAAGCCCAAATACACACAACGTTGACGGTGTTAAGTCTGGTATCAAAACAGTAACCAAGCAAGGTGCTGGTTATCCAGGTAACAACAAGACAGCAGGTCCAGTAGGATCTGGTACAGGCGACAAAGCTGGTCAAACATCAGTTGGTAGCCCTAAGTCAGTTGTTGACCACAAACAAGGTTAATAAGTAGGTGACTACTAGGATGCAATTTTTACGAGAACACCTTAGCTTTGACCAAGCTAATGCGGTCGTAGAGAGCGACGACAAAGACGGCAAGAGCCTTTATCTAAAAGGCATTGCTATCCAAGGCGGTATTCGCAATCAGAACCAGCGGGTTTATCCAGTCAAGGAAATCGAAATCGCTGTAAAGACTCTCAACGATCAAATTCAGAATGGTTATAGTGTTCTTGGAGAAGTTGATCATCCAGATGACCTCAAAGTAAATTTAGACCGTGTGTCCCATATGATTACTCAAATGTGGATGGAAGGTCCGAACGGATATGGCAAAATGAAAATTTTGCCTACTCCAATGGGACAACTAATTCGTGTCATGCTTGAAAGCGGAGTAAAACTAGGTGTTAGTTCGAGAGGCAGCGGTAACGTTGACGATCGTTCTGGCAATGTTTCCGAGTTTGAGATTATCACAGTTGATATAGTTGCTCAACCAAGCGCACCTGGTGCGTATCCAACACCCGTTTATGAGCATATTATGAACGCTCGTGGAGGATATCGTGCATTACAGGTAGCTAAAGAAGTGAAAGAAGATCCTAGGGCACAGAAGCATCTCCATCAGGCGATGTTGAGTATTATCAGTGGCCTTAAAGCCTAAGGAGAAATAAATGGACGCATTCAAACAGTTAGTAGAGAGCGGAGTGATTAGCGAAGAAATTCGTACTGATCTAGAATCTGCCTTCAACACTAAGATTCAAGAGAATCGCGACCAAGTAACCGCCCAACTAAGAGAAGAGTTTGCCCAACGCTATACACACGATAAAGGTGTGTTAGTAGAGTCAATCGACAAATTAGTAAGCGAACGCTTAGCCGCAGAGCTAGGTGAGTTTGCGCAAGATCGCAAGGCATTGGCAGAAACCAAAGCCGAGTACAAGCGCAGAATGACAGCTGATTCCAAAACAATGGAATCTTTTGTTATGACTCAGTTAGCCAAAGAACTTGTGGAATTTCAAAATGACCGCACAAAGGTCAGCGAGAATTTCCAAAAGATGGAACAATTCGTTATCAACGCATTGGCCAAAGAGATTTCAGAATTTGCACAAGACAAGAAAGATATAGTTGAAGCGAAAGTTAAACTGGTCCGCGAAGCCAAGAGCAAATTTGCAGAAGTCAAGAAAGAATTCATCAAGCGTAGTGCCAATCTTGTCAAAGAGACAGTTAGCCGTCAGCTAACAACTGAGTTACATCAGTTGAAAGAAGATATCGAATCTGCTCGTACAAGCAATTTTGGTCGCCGTATTTTTGAAGCATTTGCACAGGAATTTCAACATTCGTATCTTAACGAAAAGTCTGAAACAAGTAGATTGTTAAAGATTGTAGATAAGAAAGAATTAGAAATTGCCGAAGCACAGGAAGCCGTTGCTAAAGTACAGGCCATTGCAGAATCTAAGGACCGCGAAATTCGCGTTACGAAAGATCTAATGGAACGTGCAAAAGTAATGAGCGAACTATTAGCACCTTTAAGTGCTGAGAAGAAGGGTGTAATGAGCGAATTGTTAGAGTCTGTACAGACTGGAAAATTAGCTAATTCATTCGACAAATACCTACCCGCAGTAATGGAAGGCGAAAGTCGTAAACAAAAGCAAGTTATTGCCGAAAGCAAGACACAAACTACTGTTACTGGCGATCGTGAGGTAAAAAATCAGCCTGAGGTAGGCTTTGACAACATTGTAGACATCCGCAAGTTAGCGGGTCTAGCAAAGTAAAATTAAGGAGAAAATGATGTCACAACTTCTGAACGAAAGATGGTCAGAAACCAAAGAAGCCCTATTAGAAGGGTTACAAGGGAACCGTCGTGCCTCCATGCAAACATGCTTGGAAAATACACGCCGTCACCTAATTGAAAGTGCAACAGCAGGTGCTACATCTGCAGGTAACGTTGCAACACTTAACCGCGTAATCCTACCAGTGATTCGTCGTGTTATGCCTACAGTTATTGCTAACGAAATCGTTGGCGTACAACCAATGACTGGCCCAGTTGGTCAAATCCATACTCTACGTGTTCGTTACGCAGATAATGGCTCTGACGTTACAGCTGGTGAAGAAGCATTGAGTCCATTCAAAATTGCTCAAGCCTATTCAGGTAACAATGATGCAACATATCCAAAGGCGCAGACAACAGCGGCTATGGAAGGTACACCAGGTAAGCGCATGAGCATACAAATCTTGAAGGCACCAGTCGAAGCCAAGTCACGCAAGCTATCAGCTCGTTGGACTTTCGAAGCCGCACAAGATGCACAAGCTCAACAAGGTATTGATATCGAAGCAGAAATCATGGCCGCTTTAGCACAAGAAATTACTGCTGAAATCGACCAAGAAGTATTGGCTTCACTACGTAGTTTAGCAAGTGTCGAAGAAACATATGACCAGTCATTAGTTTCAGGTACAGCTACATTCGTTGGTGACGAACATGCCGCATTGGCAATTCAGATCAACCGTGTTGCGAACAAGATTGCTCAACGCACACGTCGTGGCGCTGGTAACTGGGCTGTTGTAAGTTCACAAGCACTTACAATTCTTCAGTCTGCAACAACAAGTGCTTTTGCACGTACCACAGAAGGTACATTCGAAGCCCCTACAAACACCAAGTTTGTTGGTACATTGAATGGTGCAATGCGCATTTATGTTGACGCATATCTAAGCGACACAGGTCAAGATGCAAACCAAGTTCTAATTGGTTATAAAGGTCCTAGCGAGGCAGATGCTGCCGCGTTCTATTGCCCTTATATTCCGTTGATGAGCTCTGGAGTTGTTCTAGATCCAGCAACATTTGAACCAGTAGTTGGCTTCTTAACACGCTACGGCTATGTTGAGTTGACAAATACAGCTTCATCATTGGGTAACGCCGCTGACTACCTAGGCAAAGTATCTATTACTTCTGCCAACGTAAGCTTCAAGTAATCCAAGGCTTAAAAGCAAATAAGAAGGGCTCTTAGGAGCCCTTTTTGTTGACCACAATAAATACACTGTCCAATCCGGACTTGTTGCGGTTTCCATCCGCGCAGTGGCTAGAACCCACATACATTAAGGAGAAATTAAAATGGCAAAAGGTATGAAAATCGCGAGAGCAAATAGTCTACAAGTAGACCAAACAATCAGCCCAATTCAGTTTACGTATGCCGCAAGCACATCATCAAGTGCTACTGTATATCGTGGCGGTACAGGCGGATTTACATCAGGCACAACAAGTCTAGTAATTTTAACAAATTACAAAACTGCCGCAGGTGTTGCAAAAAGTGACGGACAAATTACTCGTCAACGTGGAGCTTATCAGTTTATGTGTCAAAGCATTGCTGGTGGTGCCGCAACACTGACACGTTGTACATTAGTTGGCGGTGCAAGCCAGCCAACATTGGCCGCAAGTCAAATGTCTATTAAAGCAGTTAGTCCAACTGGCATATTGTTTTATGCAACACGTATTACAGATCGCTATGTCTGGAATGGCACAACACGTTATCCATATGTGCTAGGTACAACAGCCGCTGTAACATACGTTGATTCAACATCAACAACTGGCGTTGTACTTACAAATTCTGTAGGTGGAACAGCAGACGACGTCTACGCAATCGTAGAAGGCGCTTAATTAAAAGGACTCTTGGGAGTCCTTTTTTGTATGCTAGAAATAAAATCAAGTCTCGACTGGAATTCCGTAGAAACAGAAATTAAACGCCTTGGTAAAATGCTACCAATGTTCCAGCACGATATTAAACGACTGTGTGATACTGTGCGTCCCGAAATTGCAAAACTAAGTAATTTAGAAGTAGATCACAGGCGAGCGCACAGTACAGCTACACACAGATATTGCCAACAGCAAGTCCAAAAAATCAACGAAACTCTAAAACTTTTTCAGAAATTCCATTTAATGGCCTTACTTGCTCAGTAGGTAAATACTGGTATGCCAGAATTTTTCTATCCACGTTCAATAGTACAATATGCAGAATACCCTGAGATAAACGTCAGCTGGTCTAACAACCAAAGCAATCACACAATAGTTGATACTCCTAGTTATAATCTCAATGATCCAACTACTGGTGCTGGAAGTTATAATGTAATTGGTACAACAAAACCTTTAACACATGTTGCAAATCCCACACGTGGACCTAAGTTAGACAAGACATATTATTTGAAATGCACTAATTTCAACATAGGAAATCTGCCTAATACAGTAACAGGAATAACACTACATATCAGTAGTCAACGTAATCAAAAGATCATAGACGAAACCATCTGTTTGATTTATGATGGCGAAATCATCAGTGATAATAAAACAAATCTTTCAGCAGGACACTACGGAGTTGAAGGACACATGAAGATTGAAAACGAAGCATCTTATGGAGGTCCTGGAGATTTATGGGGAGCTACCATTACCAAAACCATGCTTCAAGATTCAAAATTTGGAGTACTGTTGAGATTCAGCAGTAACCCAATGCGTCCCCATAAAGAAGGGATGTCAATATATCAAATCGTTCTCGAAGTAGGCCCTAACAATTATTTTGTTTTTGAAGAAAATTTTGGTACTGAATTCGTTACAGAAGATGCAACGAATGAGTTAGTTTTTGTTAACGAGTAAAAATAAATAAAGGGTAAAGGAATAATCATATGACTACAAATGTCGTTCGCGTACCGGGTAATTATGTAATACAAGCGTCACCTACTATCACGCTGGATCCCAGCGGAGGTACAGGCCTTAATACTGGTACCGTAGTCATTACTGGTAGTCTTAGTGTGCTAGGAAAAACAACAACTGTTGCGTCTACCAATGCACAAATCAAAGACAACGTATTAGTTTTAAACGCAGGCGAAACTAATTCATATGTTACGCTGGGTACTTCTGGATTTATTATTGACCGAGGTAACGAGGCAAATTTATCAAATGCCGCTTCTCTTTTATATAATGATCAAGCAGGGCTTGACGGATTTACATGGCATACTTCGGATATCTCTGGAAGAGGTATTTTTGAATTCAAAGTCGCGGGCGGTGTAAGTGCCATACGTGTAAATGCAATTCGCATAGATGAAAACTCTGCTCCGCGAGTAGGTGGCTATCCTAGATTAAACTTTTTTGGAAGCGACAACTCCGGTGCTGTTATCAGTGTTGCCGGAACAGCAAACTACGAAACTCGTGTTATTGACAAAGACGATATTCCGAACAAAGCATACGTTGACATTCAAATTGCGGCAAACCAATCATCTGTTGACAATATTAGAAAAATTAAACAAGGTCCCGCAGGATCTGAAACTTTTGTACAGCTAAATGACATAAGTGTAACAGGACAACCTAGCAATATCGTATTAGGTATTAATCAATTACCTGTTGCAACTATTAGTCAAGGATCGGTATTGTTTCCAGGATTGGCATTTACCAATCAAACTATTACAGCGTTATCAGGTAGTGGAACGGCTGATCTTTACCTAGAACCAACAGGCAGTGGATCTGTTATCTTGCGTAAGGCACTGCGTATTACCAATCAAAACTTGCCTCCAATATCAAATACAAACACAACTGCGATTTACACAACAGGAATCGTAGGAGCAGGTGGCACGGGAATCTATTACTTAAATAGTCTAGCATCGGGAGAATTCATATCTCGCAAACGTGCTATCATTTACGGATTAATATTTTAAGGACAGGACATGGCAATAACAAGCAAACAAATAACAGTAGCTGGGAACCCTCCAACACAGGTATACCAATCGAGTGGACAGAACGCAATCACTACCATGATCATCTGCAACACTTCAACATTAGTCAACACATTGATTGATATATATGTGGTATCAGCAGTAAGTGGATTTGCCGTTGGCCCGCAGACTCAAATTATCAATCAAGTACCAGTTCCTGCTACAGAGTCTTTTGTAATGGATACTGAAAAATTTATCTTAGAAGATCAGGATAGCATCAGCGTTAGATCAAGTGCTGCCGGAGCTATCACTGTGACAATAAGTACCGTGAGTACAGCCTAATGAAATTCGTTAAACGTCTAGTCTTAAACAAATATCGTCCATCGAGTCAAAACTTTGTTGTTGAAATTAATGGAAAAGTCGTTACAGATTCTAAAGCAGAATTGCAACTTCCTTCCGGCTCTACAGCCCAGCGAGCAGAGACTTTTAACAACGGCCAGATTAGATACAATAAAGATTTCAATGAAATTGAAGCATACATAAATGGCGCTTGGGAGTTTTTAAGAACTCGTAGACAAGGTAACGTACAGTTTCAAACAGTGGGCACTGGCGATTATGTAAACTCAGTTTACGGGCCACTCAGTGTTCGCCTAGATCAAACAAAACCACAAAACGTAATGCTGTATGTTGAAAATGTATTTCAAGTCCCTACAGTAAATTACACATTGGTAAATGACTTTGTGCAGACAAAAGCCACTGTTGGTGTAACAAATCCGGGAGTTACAAATATTACTCTTGTTGATAAACTTGACATACAAGTAGGATCAGCAGTGGGAGGCGATGTAGGAATTGCTCCGGGAACAACCGTTCTCAGCGTGAGTACAAATACAAATGCAGTACGTCTAAGCTCTGCAACACTAGGGATTGTCAACGCAGGATCATTCTTGACATTTACTTTCTCAACAGGAACTTATGCTGTATTCACCAGCCCTGTTCCAGCCAAGCCTATATACGCAATCCTTGGATTTGACGGTTACTATCCTCCTTTTAATACTTAATGGTAAATATATGTGATGCTGATTGCCAGCAGAACATACTGTGGTAAACCCGCAATGTAAGGTGGTTATCCGTGTAACACGGTGTATTGAGGAGCTTCTATGGCCGTAGGTCGAATTACAGGCCCGTTACTTGCAAGTAATTTGCTACGTGACGGTATAAACTTAGCAGTTGAAACCAACTTGCTCTATCTTGATGTGACAACAGGTCGCATCGGCATTAAGACGAACTCTCCGCAATACGATCTAGATGTAAATGGAACGGCCAATGTTGGCAGTATAATTGTTTTAAACACATCTACACTCGGTCTACTAACAGTCACAAAAACCGCAAGTAGCGGTACTATTGGATCTACACTAGGTCCCATTCACATAAAGCCTGCCCCTGGTAACGAAATTAAATTAGATGCTGATACTCTAGTAAGTGGAAATCTACATGCTACGGGCGATATCACAGCAGATGGCAACATTGTTCTAGGCAATCAACTAGGTGTTGATACTCTAACAGTTGGCGCAGAATTCCTTTCAAGCCTAATTCCAAAAACTCCAGGGACATATAATGTTGGCTCTCCCACTAACAATTGGAAAGATGGTTACTATCAACAGATACAAGCCGGTAACCTAAGAGCCTACGGTAGTACGATTACCAATCTATTAGCCAGTCAAGGCATTAGTATAGAACCCAAAGGCGGTCCGCTAAATGTCTACGGTGAAATTCGCGTATGGGGACAAAATCCTTTAGGCACATCACCAGTAACAAAAAATCTACTGTATGTAACTGAAGATGGTAGTGATACCAACGACGGCGGAGCCATGGATCCAAGTCGTGCTTGCCGTACAGTAAGTGGTGCAACTAAGAGTCCTTTATACAAAGAAGGTACAAGCATTAAAGTTTCGCCAGGTCTGTATAGAGAAAATAATCCCATCCTGATGAAACAATACACATCAGTAATTGGTTCAGATCTACGTACAACACTTATTGAACCAATGAACAAGACTCAAGATCTATTCCACGTTCAATCAGGTTGTTACGTTGCACAGCTGATGATGTACAACGGCCGATCAGGAAGATTTCCTGGTGGTCCTGGTTATGCCCCCGGCACCAATAGAGGTGCCTATGCCACAGCATTTCCACCACAGGTTAACGGAACAAAGATTGACCTGTTCCACTCGCCATACATTCAAAACTGTACCAACCAATCAGGTCCTTGGTTATATGACGGCACAATGTTTGTGCCTAACCAAACAATCCAAATTCCAGAAGCTGTCGGAACAGCTACATATCCTTCAAACACAACAACATTTACTGTTACTTTAAGTACAGGATCTATCTATGTTGGCCAGTCGATCAACGGAGGGCCACCTGATCCTGGATTTCAAAATGCTCGAACACTGTTGTTGGCCAACAAGGCATTTATTCAAGAACAAACAGTTGCCTATGTTGATCAAACATACGGCGGCCCATTCCAATATAATGCAGTTAAGTGCGCCCGTGATACAGGATTGATTGTTGACGGCCTAGGACTGGACTTGATCTATCAAGGTACAAGTCAATCAGTGTTCTCTGGTTTGCAATACTGGAATCAAACTGCTACTCCGACTCAGATTCCTGGAGAAGCAACAACAACCACAAACGCATTTAACTATATCAGCGGTCTTGCACAGCAGATTGTTAGAAATATTGTAATTGCGGCACCTTATCAAAATACTCTAACACAGGTGACAAATCTTCCAGCCGGAGCAGTTGGTGATTCTACTCGAGTAGGATCGTTGTTTACAACTGTGACCAATATCATTACCTACGGTACGGCTGGAATCACAGATAAGATTATCCCTAACGGTACTACTATTACTTCTAACACCAGTACCGTTGCCGCATATAATTTGTTACAGGCAAATAAGAATTTCTTAAAGTCAGAAGTAATTGCATGGATTACTGTTTTTAGTCCCGGCAGTTTTATCTACGATAAAAACAAGTGTAAAAGAGATCTTGGATATATCATAGACAGCATATCTTTTGATTTGCTACGTGGCGGAAATAGACAAGCTATTCAGGCTGGTACTCTATACTACGGGTACAGTAGCACCACTGCTATTCCTAATGAAATTGCACAGACAACCATGGCTTATCAGTACATGAAGTCTGTGATTAGCTCAGTTGTTCAAAGCCAAAAGTTGGTGTCATTTTATCAGAGCGAAATTCCACAAGTATTAGATAATGTTAATCCTGGGTCAGCCGCCGCCGCAACAACTATCAGTTCTAATATTGATCTTATTACTCGATTAATTACAGTAGGACCAGCGGCTGCTCCTAGTCTAGTTCCTATCAGCTTAACTCAAACTTCAACAGCTGGACTATTAAATGCCTATGCATTGCTAAATGCAAATAAGAATTTTATCAAGGCAGAGGTTGTTGCCTATACAAATAGTCTACCTAACTTTGTTTACAATCAAGAAAAATGTAAAAGAGATATTGGTATTATTTTGGAAAACGTCAGCTTTGATGCACTGTTTGGAGGCAATGCCAAGGCTATCGAATCTGGGCTTGCTTATTTTGACGGAGTAAATTCTGTAATTGCTGGACAAGAAACACAGAGTGTTGGTGCGATCAATTATGTTAAATCATTGACCAACACAATTATTAATAACATGCGGGCTCCTAATTTAATAGGAACTACAGCAACGCATGCACAAGTTATTAATTATGCATTTCCTGGCGGAAGTGTAGCACAAGACTCTTTAGACAATGCCTACGACACTATTACAAATATAATCAATAATGGTCCAAGCGTTGCCCCAGAAAGTTTCTTAGGTTGCGCACCTGATCCTCATTATATGAGTGCAGAAATTCTGCTACAGACCAACAGAGCATTTATACAAGAAGAAGTAGTTACATATTTAAATAATCAATTCTTACCGTTCTCATTCAACTCAGCTAAGTGCTATCGCGATAGTGGACTAATTGTTGATTCAATCGCATTGGATTTATTATTCCCAACTGCAACAGACAGTCAAAGCAATTTTGCTGGACTACAATATTGGTCACAAAGCAGTTATACAGGATTGATTGCATCTCAAATAACTACCACTACCAACTCTATCAGCTATCTAAGTAGCCTAGCACAGAAGATTATTTTAAATGACACGTCCGGTCCGCGTTACCAGTCAACGTCGGCACAAAATACATCAGTGGCTTCTAGCACTGCTGAAGTTGCCACTAAAATTGGTACAAACTTTAATTTAATTTTAGACATTTTAAACAATGGCACTGTTGGAATAACTGACAAGATAGTTCCTAGCGGATTAGCAACGAATGATCCTAGAATAGTCCATGCCTACACTCAGTTGCAAAATAACAAAGGTTATCTGCAAGACGAAGTCATTGCGTTTATAACATCAACAACTTCAGGATTTACCTACGATCAGACCAAGTGCCGACGCGATGTTGGTTACATGATTGATAGTATCAGCTTTGATTGTCTATATGGCGGGAATCGTCAGAGCATTACATCAGGCATCAACTACTATAGTCACAATGCCCTGTCTTCCGTGCAGACTCCTGCAGAAACTACAGCAACTATAGCCGCATATACTCGTCTAAGTGACATTGTTTCGGGGATTATTACAGCAACTCCCATAGCTCGAAGCGATAATAACATCATTGATCAAGTTATAGATCTTCCGCCTGCGACCAGTGCAGAAGTCACTCTAGCAAGAGCCAAGATTGCTAAGATATCTAGTATTATTACCACTGGCCCGTCAGCGGCATCGGCAACAGCTTCTATAAGCCTAACGCCAAGCGCAGATGAAAATGTTAAACGTGCCTATGCATTGTTAGAAGCCAACAGAAATTTTATTGCAAATGAGTTGGTACAGTTTGCACAAAATACCTACAATGGTGGTGGTTTCCAATATAATCAAGCCAAGTGCTCGCGTGATACAGGTTTAATAGTTGACGGATTTATAACTGACCTAGGATGGTCTACCAATGGCTACACCAATACCATATTTTCAGGATTGCAATATTGGAACCAGTCAGGGTTCACAGGTCAAATAGTTGGCCAATTAACCACAACTACCAATGCAATTAACTATGTAAAAACAATGGCTAAAGAAGCTGTTGTTAACACAGTAGGAACACGTTATCAAAGCACAGTTACTCAACAGATTAATTTGCCTTCAGCAACACTATCTGAAGCCAGCACACTAGACATTGAGTTTAAAATAATAACCGATATTTTAAGTACAGGTACTGTTGGTATATCAGACAAGGTTGTTGCTAACGGCTTAGCTATTGTTTCGTCTAATGCTCAAAATGCCTATAATATATTGCAGGTCAACAAGACATATTTCCAAGCTGAAGCAATAGCATATATTGATTCAACTAAGACAGCTGGCTTTATCTACGATAAAGTTAAATGTTCTCGAGATGTAGGCTACATGATCGACTCTGTCTGTTTTGATCTGCTATGGGGCGGCAACAGACAGGCAATTACCAGTGGTGTCTACTACTATTCATTCAATGGCTCGTCTAGTATTCCCGGAGAAAGTCAACAGACTATTTCGGCATATCAGCGGCTAGGGGAAATACTTGGAGACATTATTACCAATTCTCCAATACAGAACAGTCCGGGAAATATAACTGCCCAGCAATTTAACAGTTCTCCGTCAATCATTGAAACAGCCTCAGCATTGAATGCCATGGTTGCCTTGTTATTAGATATCATAAACAACGGTCCTTCAGCAGTCAGCAGACAAATACCAGTGGGCTTGACTCGCAATACAGATCAGAACATTCTCAACGCTCAGACACTGTTGTTGTTGAATAGACAATTTATTAGAGATGAGATAATTGCCTACGTCAACAGTACATTCCCTAACTACCAAGGCAATAAAGGTTTTAATTACGATCAGGCAAAGTGTTATCGTGACACAGGTTTGATCATTGATGCAATTAGTCAAGATTTATTAGTGGGCGGAAATAGAAAAATCATTGAAGCCGGTGTGAGTTATTGGACCGGTGGTCGAAATGTTGTTTACGATCAGCTTCCACAATTTAATGCCGCACTGACCTACATCAAAGATTTATCAAGACAGATTGTACAAAATATAACAGTTACATCGTTAAGTGCCGCACCGCAAAAACTCAATACATATTTTGGCGGCGGTATATATGCAATTGATAGTATTAACAGATTGGTAGAAACATTTAGAACTATCGTTACTAAAGGTCCTGCCTACTCTCCAATCGGCTACGAAGGATCAGGTGCGTTTTCTGCACTGAGCCCAACCAGTGCTGACTTTACTCAAGTGGCATCTACAATATTACAAGCAGACCTAGTCGGAGCTAATCAATATAAAATCATATTGAATGTTCCTACACAAGGTCCTGGCATTAACCAAACTATATACTTTGGTCAAACATCTGTTTATCCGTTGCAAGATAAGGATGTTCCGGATATCTACGAACAACGAAAAGTTGATCCGTGGGGTTCTATCGGCGGAAGCCTGGTAGACGGTGGTGTAATTAGTGATCGATCACCGATTCAGTCTTTTGTTTATGATGCGTTTACGCAGGTTAACCAAGGCGGCATCGGTATTCACATTACAAACAATGGATATGCACAGTTGGTATCTGTGTTTACAATTTTCTGCGGTACTTCAGTATTGGTCGAAAACGGCGGTATCTGTTCGATTACCAACTCAAACGCCAACTTTGGTGACTACTGTCTAGTATCAAAGGGCTATGGTAAGCGTAGCTTCTTTGGCGAAGTTACTAATCCGGCGGTACTGCCATACTATCCAAACGGCTTCTTTCCGCAGGCTCAACAGGTTGAAGTATACTGTCCTGACCCTGCTAATCGTCCGCACATTGGACAAGTTATGGAAGTTGAAGTTCCGGAAACCTATCGAAATGCACAGGGACTACCTGGATACCTTTCTGCTATTGTCAATACATCTACGCTGACTACTGGTAGTATTGTGATAAATGGCATCGACACTACCGGAATTGTTATTGGCCAGAGCCTCTACGCACGTGATCAATTTGGTAGTTATAATGATTTATTTGGCAATCCATACATTACTACAGGTACTCAGGTTACAGATGTTAACTTCCAATCAATCTCTCTAAGCAATCCTGTAAATGCTGGCGGCGGTGATACTGCCAATCTTAATTTCTTTACTATGTATATCACAGGCAATGCCTATTATACTATCAGAGGTAGTACATTGGCACCTGATCCAATCGCTCCAGGTACTAAACTCATTGGTGCAGGTGCTACTGAACAAGGCAACGATCAAACAATTGAAGAAATTCAAGCCATTACTTATCTAAGTTCCTTGACAAACAAAATTGTATCCAACACTTTAGTCAACGCATTTCAATCAACGATAACACAATTTACAAATATTGCGCTGGCAACAGGCGGACAGTCAACTGTGAGAATGGGGCAACTGTTTGCAACCTTGACAAATATAATTAACAACGGACCAAGTGTAGCTCCTACTGTTGCCTACGCAGGCATTGTTGCACCCGGAGCGAACGATTCGTCTTCGTTATTAAGATCAAATAGATTATTCCTACAAACAGAAATAGTAAATTATGTTAATAGTCTATACTTTGTCTACGACCATGCGTCGTGGAAACGCGATTTGGCATCTATTATAGATGGTTTTGCCTATGATGTAGCCTTTCAATCCAACTATCAATCTATCAAATCCGGAAATTTATACAATAGAAATATTGAAAGTGCCAAGTATATTTTAGAAAATGAAAAGACTCAGATAACGGATGCTATAGGCAAACTCGGTGCTATCACTAACCAGTTGGCTGGTATTAGTACAGTCACATCTGCCATTAGTGTAATTAACTTAGACTCTATCTATATACAAAATATTATCAACAACGGCGACGCCGGTGGTCCTGCGTACTCAATGCCTGCACCTGCAGGACTAGATTCGGGCATCGTTGGTGCCATTAGCTTAATTAACAACAACATATCCTTTATTAAAGAAGAGTTGATAGGATGGATCAACTATACATATCCAGTTTTTACTTATGACACAGTTAAGTGCAAGAGAGACATGGGACTCATCTTAGATGCTGTTCATTGGGACGTGTTATTAGGCACCAATTATCGTGCAGTAAAAGCCGGTCAATCGTATTATCGTGGTAATTCATATGCTGTACTAACCTACGAAAAGACAGCAACTATTGCGGCATTTAATTTTATCAAGACCGATGCATTGTTGATTCCAGCAGTAGCAACAAGCACAACCGCTACAACTACAGTAACTACTGACTTTACAACAATTAATAACATATTGCAAAGTGGTGTAAGTGTAGCTCCTGCGATAACCTATACCCTACCTACAAATATTGCAGTTGGATTTGATAGTGCAAGTTTACTACTGCAAAATAATGTGTCATTTATCAGTGCAGAAGTAGAAGCATTTATATATACCAACTACAATGCTGGCGGCTTTGTCTATGATCGTGTAAAATGCAAACGTGATATTAGTTATCTCGTACAGGCAATTATATACGATATCACATATGGTGGAAATTCCATGAGTATTGATAGTGCGTTGCAGTATTTTGATAGTGCCAATAATAATGTAAGCACTATTCCAAATCAGCAAACACAAACCATTGCAGGTATCAACTATATTAATACCATATGCCAACGCATCATAACTAATTTGTCTCCATTAGTGGCATATCAAACAGTTAACATTGTTGCTCAATATAAAAATAATGCATATATAAACGGTTCAGCCGCAGGTTCTAAAGTTGCACTGTTGGTAACAGTGATGAGCAATATTGTCAGTAGCGGTCCTAGAGTGACCCCGGTTATTACAACTCCTGATATCAGTTGGGTCAACGACAAGACTCTTGCAGCCGGAACAGCTATCAATGCCAGTGCGAATTCAATCTCTACACAGGCGATTACATTTATCGGGCAAAATTTTGATGTATTCACTTATGATCAAAATAAATGTCGCAGAGACATAGGCTACATATTACAGGCTCTAATATATGATTTGACCTACGGTGGCACCTGGCAGACTGTTGACTCCGGAAAATTGTATTGGAGCGGGACCAAATCTTTAGTGCCAAATGAACAAGCACAGACTGTGGGTGCCTGGAATCGCATGTTATATCTGGTTGGTCAGATAGTACAAAATCAAAATCCTGCAAATAGTTATCAAGCTACGTACAGTCAATTCACCAACGGATCGATCACCAACGGAGCAAATGCTATACCAACATTGACTAATTTGACTGGTATATTAACTTCAATAATTCAAAACGGATTATCTTATGCTCCTGATATTGTATATCCAAGCATATCACAGGCTACTCCTGTACTGCAGGGAATATACAACATAATCGAATCGCAAAAGACCAATCTAGTGAATCAGGTAATTACATACATTGATGGAAAGTATAATGGATTTGAATATAATCAAGCTCTGTGTAAGCGAGATGTTGGATATATTATAGATGCCATAGCGTCCGATTTGGTAACAGGCGGTAATTACAACACAGTGTTGGCAGGTCAAAGTTATTACGCCAGGGCAGGAACACATCATTACGTGCAGTTAGAAGACAACATCACGGATGCCGCTCTGTTTTCAGACAAGGCACTGGTGAATTTCTATCAGCGTTCATACATGTCGGCTTCTGGCTACTTGTTTGAGTATGTAGGCGCAGGTTCTAACTACGGCGCTCTACCGCAGATAGGACGAGCAGATCCAATACAAGAAAGAGAAACCATACAGTTGAATAACGGTAAGGTCTTCTTTACATCAACAGACCAAAACGGTGACTTCCGAATTGGCCCGGGATTGGTAATTAGTCAGGCAACTGGCGTGTTATCAGGTCGTACATTTACCAAGTCATTGTTTGCTAACTTGACACCGTTCATCTTGGCGATTGAAGGAAAAGGATAAAGGATAATATAACATGGCATTAATACCATTAAACGTATTCAAGACAAAAACTTTTGTTTTGACAACACAAACAAACACATTTGTTTACACAGCACCGGTTGGAGTTACATCGATTGTATTGATGGCAAACGTAGCCAACGTAACGACGGCAACAACGGCGGCAGTGACTTTTGCACATCATAGGAATCTTCCGGTCTTACCAGATGCACAGGGTAACGGAGGCCAACCGGCAAACGTGACCACGGAAATTGTTTCAGGATTTCAGATACCTCCACAAGATGCGTCAAACATGTTGCCGGGAAAAATGATTATTGAGAGTTTAGATAGCGTAGTGGCTTACGCAGATACTGCTAGATCATTAAAATTAACTCTAAGTATCTTAGAAACAGCCAACGCATAATAGGAATTAACAATGCCATCATTACTAAGCGGTAAGGTAAAATTAGTTAGTCCAGGAACTAATTACACCGTAGTTAACAATTATATCAGTCTGAGCCAAGCACAGGCTGGTTTAGGTGCCTCACCTACAACAAACACTGGTTACACCTTAGTAATTGGCCCAAATGGTCAGGCAACATATACAAACACACTTGGTCAAATTGCGTTTAGTACTGGTACTATTACATCGCAAGCACCGACTGGTGACTTAACTCTTAATCCAAGCGGCACAGGTACGATTACACTTAATGGTCCTGTTAATATTCCCCAAGGTATTCAAGGTAGTGGATTTAAGACAGAAGCAAAACGTGCAACAACTGGAAACGTTTTAGTCAATCAATCCACATCAACAGTGGTCTATGACGGTTATCATGTAGATTATCTAGACCGTCTCTTAGTTAGAGCACAAGATGATGCTAGAAGCAATGGTATCTATTATGTTTACACAGCAACGTTTGCCACTAATGTAGTTACAACGCAGATAAACTATACGCAAAATAGCTATACTGCCACAACATACAACGTCGGTGATGCAAATAGTCTAGTTGCGGGTAGTACACTTACCAGTTTGTTTGTCGGCTTTAACACAACTATTGTTCAAATACTAGACAGCTCAACATTCTTAATGAGCAATCCTGCATTGGGAAATATTACTGGTGCAGTTTCTACAGCATCAAGTAAAGGTCTAACAAACTTTGTAACACTTTCAAGATCAACAGATGCATACACGACTGGTGGATTGAAACACGTTGTTGTTCCAATTGTTGGAGGCACCTATGAGGGTAGATTATTTTATACATCATTCCTGGCTACCCAGGTAGTCGGAGTTGATCCAATCAATTGGTATGAGATAGTTGATAGTACTTCTTATCAAACTGTCTACAACAAATATTTAGAAAATTCATCGATTGGCTCGTATCTTCCAAACACTGGTAGATTTACAAATTTAACTGCAATAAACACAGCTACCTTTACTAACGCAACTGATTCTACAGCAACTAACAATGGTGCTGTGATAGTAACTGGTGGGGTTGGTATTCAAAAGAGTCTGTTTGTTGGAGGAGCTACAAACATTCAAGGCAGTTTAAATGTAAACAGCCAAGCAAATATCAATCCAGCTGATGCAACAGTATCAATTCAACCAACTGGAATTGGCACAGTTACGATCAATCCATCTACTAAAGGCACCATTAACAACATAGACATTGGTAACACTATTCCCAAGAATGGTACCTTTGTAAATCTAACAGCTAATAATCAATTATTAGTAACATCAACATCACAGTCTACCAGTACAACTACAGGTGCTGTACAAATTGCAGGCGGTGTTGGCATTGGTGGCAACCTAGTCCTAGGAGGTCAGTTAATATTCAGCGGACTTGCAGACGAGTTTGTTGTTAATAATTTCCGTGCAAAAGGACAGGTACTGTTTACTACGAGTACAAATTCAACATCAACTACGACAGGCGGACTTATTGTAAGTGGCGGTGTTGGTATTGCACAAGATCTAGTATTAGGTGGTAAACTAATATTTCAGGGCTCGGGCACAAACTTATCTTTGAGTACACTATCAGTTACGTCTAGTTCACAGTCAACCAGTACTACTACTGGTGCGTTAACTGTAGTCGGTGGGGTAGGTGTAGGTGGAAACTTAACCCTAGGCGGACAACTAATATTCAGCGGTGCTGCCGGTAATTTAAAGGTCAGTACCCTAGCAGTTACCAGTTCTACAAATTCAACCAGCACAACTACAGGAGCATTTACTGTTACTGGCGGTGTTGGTATTGGACGAGATTTAGTACTAGGCGGAAGTCTGGTATTCACAAACGCCAGCGGTACTATCAACGCGGCACAAGTTCACATCCTTGGAACAAACACTTCAGTAAGTACGCAAACAGGTGCTCTAGTTGTTGATGGCGGTGTGGGTGTTGCCAAGGACGTGGTAGTTGGCGGCAATTTGGACCTAGGCGGTCAGCTGACATTTAACAAATCATTTACTGCAACCTTCGTTGCACTACACATTACCAGCACAGCAAGTAACGTCGCCTCATTTGTTGATAATGCAATTTTTGTTGAAGGTGGCCAATCTGTTAAGAAAGACCTAAGTGTTTATGGTAACACGGTGCTCTACGGTAATTTAACGGTAGCTGGAACACAGACAGTTGTTGATTCGCAAAACACCTATATCATTGATCCAGTAATTGACATAGGTACTGGTGTGGATAACACTCCACTATTGGTCAATGACGGTTATGATCGCGGCATGCTATTGCACTATAGCACAGGAGTTGGCGCACAATTTGACAACCATGCATTTATCGGGCGCGATGCAACTACAGGTTTCTTAACCTATAAAGTTAACATCTACCCAGGTGGCTACGAATATTTTCCGCCAGCATTTGCAAATACAGGTAGCTTTGGTACAGCACAATTTGGCGGCCTACGACTAAGTGGCGGCGCAGTTGCACTGAGCACTAACACGGGAGATCTACAAGTACTGGGCGGTATTGGTGTTACAGGCGGAAGCTATTTTGGCGGAACGCTAACACTAGGTAGTGCATTAGCCAATACAACACAGACAATCAATCATGCATTGGTAGTATCTAGTGGCGGTATTGGAGTTGCAGGAGCCAGTTTCTTTGCAGGAACGGTTAAGTTTTCAAATGCCCAAGCATCAACAGATCCATCATCCGGAGCAGTCGTGCTTTCAGGAGGCCTTGGAGTAGGCGGATCGATCTTTACTGCCGGTCCAATGCGCATAAGAAACAGTACAGCGGCTGTAAGTACTGGAACAGGTGCCCTAGTTGTTTCAGGCGGGGCAGGATTTGATGGCGATATCTATGCACATAACATCTATACAGATGCAGGCCTAACACAGCTGGCAAATTTCAACGGTGGACGCATCAGCGATCCATTGTTTATCGACAATACTACAACTGCAATCAGCACTACAACAGGAGCATTGCGAGTTGGTGGTGGCGTAGGTATCGGCGGGGCATTATGGGTAGCTGGAACTGCAAACGTTAGCAACTTGTTTGTCAACGGTGCGGCAGTATTAACTACATCAAGTCCGACAGGATTCAACGGCGGCACGATCATCTATCCATTGCAAATTGGATATAGTACTTCCACGTTAAACACAACTGGCCTAACAGTCAACTCAGGTGTTAACTCTGTATCAACAGACAGCGGCGCTATTGTAACTATTGGTGGCGTTGGCATTGGTCAAGATCTGCATATTGGCGGAACGATTTATCGCGAAGGCGATATAACAACGGCCAACTGGGGACAGACAGGTATTGCGGTTAACTTGGCAAGTGCTGTCTATACAGATAATCAAGCATCTGGGTCATTTACAAATACAAACAACGTCTATGTTGGCCAGCCAATCATCAATTCAAGATACGGCTCTGCATACGCACAGGCAAACACTGTCTTTATTGAAGATGCTCCTAAAGTTAAGACCACAGCTACTACCAGCATTGCGGATTCATACGCAGTATGGGTAAACAACGGCAAAGTTCATATTGGTAGCACAGCGTCTAGTGCAACAAACTATCTCAACAACGCACTAAGCGTAGCAGGTGGTATTGGTATTGCTGGTGCTATACAGGCCAGTGGTCCATTAAGTGCTCCACAAATATTTGACAGCGGCAATCGTGTTGTTACATTTGTTGATATCATTGACGGTCCCGGTATATCATCAACTCCTGATAAATCAGGCGGCACTACTGCCACTATTACAATCAACAATACTGGTGTTCTAACAGCAAACGCTGGTACCGGTATCAACGTTGACAGATCTACCGGCGATGTTATAATCAGCAACGTTGGTGTAACCAAGATTGAAACAGGTCCCGGAATTAGCGCATCAACCAGCACTGGTACCGTGTCACTGGTAAACACCGGTGTCCTAAGCCTAATAGCAGGAACTGACACAGCAGTATCATCTACTACTGGTAATATTACAGTTTATAGCACAGCTACTTTGGCTTCTGTAACCAGCAGAGGTGCAACGACAACCAGCACTATTCGTTTAACTAATACGCAGACTGGGTTGGTTGTCGGAGGCGATGCTGTGTTCTCTGGAACTGTTGCAGTTACCGGAACATTGAACATCGGCGGTGCAAGTATCAGCGGTGGCAATGCTACATTTACATCATTACAAGCTGGCGATACCCTGATTACTGGACAGCTAACAGTATCAGGAACATCAACATTTATCAACAGTCAACAATTGACAGTTGTTGACCCTGTTATTGACGTAGGAACAAATATCAATAATGCACCGTTATTAGTTAATGACGGATTTGATAGAGGTGTGTTGATGCATTACAGCACCACTCTTTCAAATAACATTAAATATGATGCCCACGCATTCTTAGGACGTGATAACGCATCAGGTAAGTTAACTTATAGAACCAACATTTGGCCAGGCGGTGTAACCGATGTTCCAAATCCTTTCAGCTCGACAGGCACACTGGGAACAGCAGTATTTGCCAGATTAGAACTACAAGGCGGAATTGCTTCTACAAGCCCAACTACCGGCGATCTACAGGTAGTAGGCGGCATAGGTGTTGGAGGCGCAAGTTACATTGCCGGACAGGCAAGATTTGGAAGTCAGCTAAATGCAAACGCCACAGCGACTGGCGCAGTCATAGTCGATGGCGGTCAATCTATTACTAAAGATCTGTACATTGGCGGCAACGTTATTGTACGCGGATTTGTACTGACAACAGCCACAGCTTATAACGGCGGTGAAGTATTCAATCCTGTTATTATAACTAACGGTACAAGTGCTACGAATACCCTAACTGGTGCATTGATTGTACACGATGGCGGTGCTGGTATCGGCGGCGATGTTTGGGTCGGCGGAGCTCTTAATGCTAAATCAGTCCTGGTTGATGGAAAAGCAATCACAACTGACATTCACCTAGTAACTGGTCCCGGCCTAGTTGGTGCTGTTACAACATCTAGCGGTGGCGTAACTATCACAATGACCAATACAGGTATCTTAAACTTAGATGCGGGCCCTGGTATTAGTCTTGCAAATACCGGCACAAGCGGTATAACAACAATTACCAACACTGGTGTATTGTCTGTATCAATCAACGGACTAGGCCTAAAGGCCAGCACGTCAACTGGATCTGTGGTATTAACTAATATTGGTGTAACAGCCGCAACAGCTGGTGCAGGTATTAGTGTAAATCAAAATACAGGCTCGATCATTATCACCAACGTAGGTGTTCAAAGCATTGGTACTATTGGTGGTGGTATAACAGTAACTACCAGCACTGGATCTGTATTCTTACTGAATTCCGGGGTGACAAGCCTAACAGCAGGTACAGATACCAACGTTACCGCGATATCAGGTGATATTACAATTTGGGATATCAGTACCCTACAATCAGTAACCGGTCGTGGAAATATTACAACTCACGACATAACTATCGATAGTACAACTCCAACTTCTAATACTGCCAGCGGAGCATTGGCAGTCACAGGTGGTGTTGCAGTCGGACAAAACTTGTACGCAGGTGGCCAGATTTATGCTCTGGGAGGCTATTTAGGATTAAATCCTCCTGCTATCTTTATCAACAACACAAACGTTACTGTAACTGATAATACAACTGAGCACAAGGTTTCTGTTGCTATCAACGGTACTACTACAACTACATTTGATATTGTCGGTGAGCATATACTATCTACAACAAATTCAACAAGCACCAATACGGGCGCATTGATAGTTGATGGTGGTATTGGCCTTGCCAAGAATATCTATGTTGGTGGCAGTGCCACAGTTGCAAATACTCTAACAGTACTAAGTACATCGACGATGGGTTCAATACTGCCTCTGCCAGGCGGTTATTACAACCTAGGAAGCCCAACACAGCGTTGGGGTACACTTTACATCAATTCTGCAACCATTGACATGGGTGGATTGACGTTGACATCTATCAATAGCGTATTACAACTGCCTAGTACTGCCGTCTACGGTACCCAAACAAGTACAAGCACCATTACAGGGGCGCTAACTCTACAAGGTGGACTGGGACTAACAGGCGATATATTTGCCCGTAACTCAATCAATGGCGCAGATATTACGTCAACTGGAACCATTTATCGTTCAGGTAATATCACTAAATCTTCAATTGGAAACTTGGGATTTGCACTTGACATCGCTAATGCAACTTACACAGATTCTGGATCTAATGGTACAGTGGCGCAAACTGCAATATCACATTTTCACGGTTCAACCATCAGTGCTACTGGCGGAACAGTAAGCTATACCAATGCGGCTACAGTCTATATTGGAAATGCGCCGGTAACAGGAAATGGCAATACGACAATTAATAATGCATGGGCATTGCAGATTAACAATGGCAAGACTAGGCTAAATGACAGCTCAGTATCTAACAGCACACAGAGTGGTGCCCTACAAGTTGTCGGCGGTGTTGGTATCGGCGGCGATCTGTATGTTCAAAATACCTTAAACGTTATCGGCAATACTGCAAACATTGGTAACAGTGAGATATTTACATTTACAAGTCCTGCACTTTCAACAAGTAACAAGATTAATCTTGATACCTTTGCAGTTGCAAGTTATCAATCTGCCAAATATTTCATACAGGTTGTGGATAATACTGCACTAGGTGTAGCCAACAAAATGTATGTTACAGAGCTGATTGTATACCATGACAGCATAGGTGGAGTGTACATATCAGAATACGGTATGGCCAGTAACTTTGGTGATCTAGGTACATTTGATGCTGTGATCAGCGGTCTAAGCGTTCAACTAACTTGGCAACCAAACTATGTTCCGGTATCGATGGTTGTTAAAGTACATAGAACCACGCTCAGTAGATAAAACCTGTAGTTTCTCTCTCTTTGGTAAATAGTCGTATAAGCAAATTTTTGCCATACGTGGAGAGGGAAACTAATGGCTACTAATGACGATTTCATAGTCAAAAATGGTCTTGTGGTTCGTGCCGCAAGCTCAGAATATCAATCAACAAGCACCCAAACTGGTGCAATCGTAACGCCCGGCGGATTAGGCATTGGCCAAAATGCGACTATCGGCGGACAACTCAATGTATTAAGTACCTCATCTTTTGCAGGCCAATTGCAAGTTGGCGGTATAACAAAGATACTTTCCACAGCGATTAACACAGCAACAGTGACGCCAACCGGCAATGCATTGCAAGTTGCAGGCGGCATTTATGCACAGAATATCAACATCGGCGGCATAGGTTTAATCAAGGGCTCGCAGATCCTAACACAAGCTGATGGTTTCAAAGGCGGTATCATTACCGAACCTTTAACCATCAACACAACTACCCAATCAACCAGCACATACTCAGGAGCATTAACAAGCCCTGGTGGTATTGGTATTGGTGGTAACTTAAACGTTGGCGGCTACGCACAGATCACAGGAACAACATACCTGTTTGGTGATGCCTATGGTAATGGTCAACATCTATTAACAAATCTAGTAGCAAGTCCCGGTCCTGGTATAGCTTCAAAAGTAACCTTTAACGGCTACACCGCAACAATTATCACTACCAACACTGGTGTATTATCAGTAGTAGGTGGAACAGGTATCAACGTAGATACTCCCAACGGCAACGTCACAGTTAGCAACGTTGGTGTTACATATATCCAAGCTGGCACAGATATCACCGTTGATGTCAACACTGGCACAGTCACTATCAATGATGCCAGCACACTACAATCTTTATTAACACGTGGCAACTCAACCGATCAAATTGTTAACCTTAACAACGGTGCCATAAGCAATGACCCTACAATAAACAATACATTAAATGTATTAGGCAGTATCGGGGCCACACAATTAACAGTGGCCAACACCAGTTATATTGGTGGAGCCATCGTTGTTACTACCAGTAACATCAATAGATACGTTGGCGGTGTTATTACAAATACTCTGCGTATTCAAAATACCACAAGTTCACTAAGCACACAAACAGGCGCCCTAGTAGTTGATGGTGGAGTGGGTGTTGGCCAGGATGTAAACATTGGCGGACAACTTTTTGTTCAAGGTGGTATTACAGTCCTTGGTAGTTATACCACAGTCACCATCAACTCAACACAAACAGTATTCACTGACCCTGTTATTGATCTTGGTTCTGGGTACAACAACAGAGCATTATCAATCAATGACGGTTTAGATAGAGGCGTCCTTCTACATTATAATACTGGATCAAATACAACTTTTGATAATCATGCTTTCTTAGGTCGTCAAGCAAGCACCGGTAATTTAGTTTATCTAACAGACGTACTTCCTGGCGGTAACGAAAACGTACCAAATCCTTTTGTAGGAGAATGGGGAACTTTCAAGACTGGCCAAATTATTTTAACAAGTCCAACTGCCAGTACCAGTACAACTTCTGGTGCGTTAACTGTAGTTGGTGGTATTGCTACACAGGGAAATTTAAATGCCAAGGCGGTTTATGATGCCGGCAATCGTGTAGTTACCAATATAAACGTTACATCTACTCTAGTATCATTAACCGACCCAGGATCTGGTATCGCAGTAGTATCAACTGTGGTAACTGGCTCATATGTAACAGTAAACTTGACTAATACTGGTATCGTTGGATTGTTTCCTGGCGCAGGTATTGGTATTGCAGGAACAGGCGGCTTCACAGCAACTAACGGTATGATGGTTGGCGTTCCAAACATCTACAATAGAGGTGTACTAACAGTCAGCGTAATAGGTGACCTAAACGTTACATGGAACGGCCAGTCATATTACACTGGTGATATTGTTCTAAGCAATTTATCTACACTACAGACTGTAACAGATCGCGGTAGCTCAACTACTAATATTGTTAAAGTTTTAAATCAAACAACCAGCACAACAGATACCGCAACAAATGCCCTACAGGTGCTAGGTGGTATCAGTGCCAAGACCCTATTAATTACAGATTCTGGTTACATCAACGGCGCCCAAATAGTTACATCGTCAACGATTAACAGTTTCTCCGGTGGTACGATTAACAACTCGTTGTTCATCGCAAGCACACAAACATCAACAGGTTCTACATCTGGTGCATTGCGTGTATCTGGCGGCGTTGGACTTGCAACAACATTAAATGTTGGCGGGCTAGGTTCATTCCTCAATACTGGAACAGCATTAAGTGTTACAGGCAACGCCCTATTCAGCAGTACTATATATGTCAACACAGTATCTGCGCTGACACTAGGATTAGATCTAATCAGTGTTGGTACTGGCACAGTCAAAGTCAACGGAGTTGATCTACTAAGCCATCCTGCAAATGTAAAATATGTAAGTGCAACAAGCGGTAGCAATACTAACGACGGATGGCGCCCAAACAGTGCCTATGCTACCATTGCCTATGCATTGACCCAGGCCACTACTGGTACAGCAGTTTATCTTGCGGCGGGCACTTATACTGAAGTATTTCCTCTAACTGTTCCAGCAGGCGTTACCGTACAGGGCGCAGGCCTACGTTCTACCATCGTTCAACCAACTACCGGTACTAAAAATAATAATGGATTTCTACTGAACGGTGAAGTATTAGTCTGCGACTTAACCGTTGCTAACTTCTTCCAACCAGGTTCAGGATTTGCCTTTACATCTGGTGCGAAGATCACTACCAAATCTCCTTACATCGAACGTGTAAGTGTTATTACTAGAGGTTCGGTAACCAGTGCAAGTGACCCGTTTGGATTCAACCAAGCTGATGCTGGTAACGGTGTAAAACTAGATGCAAGTCTATTAGATGCTACCAGCCTAGAGCCAGCAGTGTTGTTTAACGAAGCAACGTTTATCGTTCCAAATGCGGTTGGTATATACATGACCAACGGTGCTCGTGCAGAGTTGCTAAATGGTTTCACATACTTTGCCAGCAAGTCAATCCAAGCTGAAGCAGGTGCTACTGGTTTAGCCGGCGCAGGTAAAACAAGATTAAAACTTTCCGGTATAACAGGCACATTTGGGGTCGGCGACATTGTCACCTATAAAGATCCAAGCGGCAACACAAAGGCACAGGGTACTATTGCCAGCACCGACGGCACATACATTTATCTAGCAGGGCCAGTCTGGGGATTTGAAACAATTACAGATCGCGCTGGCAAGACAGTTACTGCCTATGGTAATGCAAAACAAAGCACAGTTCAAAAGAAATTTGGTACCAGCTCTTATGTGGGTGACGGTTCAGGCGACTATCTAGAAGTACTAAGCGACAGCGACTTCCAATTTGGTAGTCTAGGTAGCTATACTGTAGAGGCATGGATTTATCTAAACAGTCTAGGCAAGACACAGAGAATTTTCTACAAAGGTACGGCTGGCACAAACTTTAGAGTAAGTGTTAATTCAAGCAATGTTCTAAGTGCAGTCCACGCAGGCGCCACTATTGTAGGTATCACTGCTCTGACTACAGGTGTATGGTACCATGTTGCTCTTGTTAGAAATGCAGACCTAGGCACATTTAGAATATATCTAAACGGTACACTTGACGCATATACAACTGGCGTAACTGGAAATGTAAACAACGTTGATCCGGTTAGTATCGGCGGCATTGCGGCAACTGCCGGCGATAGTCTCGACGGTTATATTGACGATTTTAGAATTAGCAATGTTGCAAGATATACTGCTGGAACATATACGGTCCCGACTTCTGCACAGACATCCGATGTTGCAACGGTCCTGATGCTGAACTTTGATGGCGGAAATCTTTCAACTACATTTGTTGATTCTGCCAACGGTACGCAAAATATCATATCAAATGCGGCCGCAAGTGCTACCCGCATCGCCCTAGCTGACTATCATCAGTTTGGTGCAGAACTACGTTGTATTGGATCTGCATCAGTATACGGTACCCAGGGTGTTATCGCTAATGGTACTGGTACTGATTTAAAACTGATTGCCTACAACATGAGCCATATTGGCTCAGGCAAAGACTTTTCAAATGACAACAGTCTTGTTGTCCAAGCTAATGAAGTTATTCAAACAAATGGCGGTTTAGTATACTTCCAGACGGTCGACCAGACTGGTAACTTCCGTGTAGGCACCAGCTTCTTGATCAATGAACAAACTGGTAATGTAAGTTTTGGTAACGCCAACGTCAACTTATCTAGTTTAAATCAACTACAAATTACAGACGGCAGTCATTACGCAACTATTCTTCCAACGAGTATAAGCGTTGGTAACCTAAGTCTCAGCGGAAATAGCCTATCAGCTTTAAGTGGCGGTATTTCTATTACCCCATCGGGCGGCATTGTCACTATCAACAGTAGTGCAACAGTAGTTGGCGGCCTAACGATCAGTGGATCATTTGCTGTTCCTGCACTAATTAACTCAACAAGCACAAACACAGGTGCTCTAACAGTTGGTGGTGGCCTAGGGGTTGGACTACAAGTTCAAGCTGGCAGTACAATTACAACATACAGCGCAGCCGGCTCAACAAGTTCTATACTAAACAATGCTGTCACAGTTCCTAATGGCGGAATTGGAGCCAACACATTATACCTAACAGGCAAAGGTTATTCTGCAGGTAATGAAATTGTTACAACTGCTACCATTGGTTCCAGCTTGGGCGGCACTGTTCCAAATGCACTACGCATCACAAGTCTTACACAATCAACAAGTACAAACACAGGTGCTCTGGTTGTTGATGGTGGCGTTGGTATTGGTGGCAATTTAACAATAGGCGGCTCGTTAAACTTACTAGGTGGCGGAAGTGTTCTAACAAATGTTTCTGCAACTACTGACGCATATATCGGTGCAAGCGTAACCAAGACTGGCACAACTGCAACAATTAATATTGTTAACCTAGGCGTTCAAACAGTAACCGCAGGGTCGGGTATCGCAGTATCTGCAAACACTGGTACAGTGCTAATCGCCAACACAGATACGCTAGATACTGTACTTGCTCGTGGAAGTTCGACTTCACAAATTATAACAATGAGCAATGTCGGCTATAGTACTTCAACTATTGCTGGAAATGTTCTACAAGTAACTGGCGGAATTGGAGCCGCACATTTATATCTAAGTACAGATGGTTTTATAGCAGGTGCGCAGATTGTTACTTCAAGTACAATTGGTTCTTTTGTTGGCGGACAAGCAGTTACAAGTCCGTTGCAGATTACCAGCACAGCTACTTACGCACTGAATATTCAAAACGGTGGCGCCTATATTGGCGGCACTGTTGTAATTGGTGGTAGTCTACAGGTTGCTGGAACTGTTACAAGTATCAACAGCACCAGCGTTGACATTGGTAATAAGGTTATATTCTTAAGCACATTGTCTGGAAGTGCTATACAATCATCAGGTGCTGGTATTGTTGTTGGTAAAGACGATGGTATTGAAAATGATCGTTGGTCAAGTTTATTATTTGACGGCGGTGCAGGTGCGGCAGGCAACTGGGTAAGTAAAGGCGGATTGAATCCGTTTACTGACAGTACATATGGAATTGGTACTATTGCCCTACAATGGAACTCAGCATACATTAAAACAGTCAATGCAAGTTCTATAATAACAACAAGTTCGGTATACAGCACAAGTACTATTGGTGGTAATGCTCTACAAGTCACTGGCGGTATTGGTGCTAGAAGCCTTTATCTAACTGACAAGAGTTACATTGGTCCTAGTGAAATTATTACCACAGGTAACTTGGCAAACTACGCAGGTACATATGATGGTCAAACACCACTACACTATCCTGTACAGATAGTTAACACAAGTACTTCAACATCTGTAAATTCTGGTGCCCTACAAGTATCAGGCGGCGCGGGAATTGTAGGCGACTTATACGTAGGCGGTTCGGCTCGTGTTGCCAACAGACTGTATGTAACCAACACTGCAACTATCGGCTCTGGAGTATTGTCCACAACACCAACAAACGGTAGCCTGGTCGTTACAGGCGGTATTGGTGTACAAGGCAACATAATAGTCAACGGAACTATAGAAAGTTATAATGATATTGCTACACGCGGTAACGTAAACGTTTCTGGTACTACCATAAACTTTACCAATACTCAAACTTCTGCAAATATAAATTCTTACAGTCCATTGTTTATCAGCGGTGCAAATGGAACTACAGGAGTAGCTCTTGGGTTATCCTTGCAAGCAACCAACGGTCAAGTTGTAATTCAAGGCGGTTCAGGTGTAGCAATTTCCAGCGCATTGACAGTCACCGGGGCTGTTGTTTATCAAGCACAAAACACAAACACATTTGGTCAGTTAACAATATCAACACAGACTGGTGCTATTGTTGCAGTTGGCGGTATTGCCACAGGCGATAGCGTCTATGCTGGTAATAACATTACTGCTAACAATATTATTTCATCAACTGCGGCTGCAATTAGTTCAAGTACTATAGCAGGCAATGCAATTACAGCGCCAAGCGGCGGCCTTGGAGCAAGAAGTCTATACCTAACAGATCAAGGGTATATCAATGGTGCATTGATTGTTACAACAGCAACAATCAATCAGTACTCAGGTGGTACAATTGGCAACACGCTAAACTTATCTAACACTACAAACTCACTAAGCACAAACACAGGTGCATTGACAGTTGCAGGCGGTGTTGGAATTGGCAAAGATGTCAACGTTGGCGGCAGTTTATATTTACAGGGCGATTTATATGTAGACGGATCACGAACTATCGTTAATTCAAACGAGATTATGACCGGCGATAAGATCATCTACGTTAGCACCGGTGCCGCAAGTGCAATTTTAGCAAGTGGTTCTGGTATTGCAGTAGGTAAACCAGGCGGGATAAGAGCAAGTTTATTATTTGACGGTATAAGTAGCTGGAGCTCAAACGCCAGTGTTAACCCGAGCGGCCCAGGAATCGGGCTAGGCACATACTCAAATGCATGGAGTTACGGATATTTTAACACTATCAAAGTTGTTGGTAACACATCATCAACAAATACGCTAACTGGTAGCCTACAGGTATTAGGCGGCATCAGCGCAACTGAAAATCTATACTTAGGTACAAGTCGTACCAGCACACTGACAAATACCTACAATGCGTTAACAACCCTAGGCGGCGCCTATATTGGCGGACAACTAACCGTTAGTGGTCCAGATGCATGGGTAAATGGTAGTCCAATTGTTACAGCAACTGATAACAAACAAATTGCTTTCACAAATACAACTGATGCAACCAACACTCAAACAGCGGCATTTACTGTAGCTGGTGGTGTTGGTATTGGCAGCACATTAATTGTTGGCGGTCAACAGTACATTACCAGCCTATTAGAATCTACAATAACAAATACAGCTAATGCATTGGTAGTGTCTGGCGGTATCTACGCAGACATGTTGATGGTTAACCAGATTGCAACTGTAAACGGTGGTGTTGTAATTACAACAGCGACCATCAATCAGTTTGCGTTCAATGGTGGAACCATTACTAAGCAAATCATTATCAATAGTTCTACACAGGCTACAAGTACTATTACAGGAGCGTTCCAAATTACTAATGGCGGTGCTGGTATTGGAGGCAACGTATACATTGGTGGTGAATTACGTGTTCAGGCTAACTCTTCAACGTTTAAAACAATTAACGTTGGCACAGCTACAATTACAACAGGCACTGTAAGTTCTAGCATATTCAACACAGCGACTCAAGCAGGTAATGCTTTACAAGTTGTTGGTGGTGGGAGCTTTGGATACTTGCGTGTACAGAATCAAGCATGGGTAGGCGGCTATCCTGTTATCACAGCACAGAATATTAACAGTTACTCTGGTGGTACTATTAATAATCCGCTGGTTATCAATAACGGTACGCAGGCTACTTCAACAACTACAGGTGCTTTACAAGTTACTAACGGCGGCTTAGGAGTAGGCGGTAACGTTTGGTCAGGCGGATATTACGAGTTTGTTGATCCGTTTAACATATCACCAACATATGATGGTTATTTTGGTATCAACGTCACACTAAATGCTGTAAACATTGGTTCCAACAATACTGCTATACCTCTAGCATTTGTTCAGAACAAGAATGAAATAGGCAGAATCACAGTCTATAATCCAACTGGCAGTGCAGTCGGCGCAGTTTTAGGAGTAGGGCAGACAGCTCCTCAGTTTGGTATACATCTATCAGGCAGTTCGGCAGGTACATGGAATTGGATACAGACTGCCAATACCATGAGCAACCTGGTAAGTTTCAATAATACACTCCACAGTTCATTGTTTGGCGGCGACATTTCTAAAGTTGCAATGGCCGCGTTCTCAAGTGATAATGGTGCAACGTTTGAACACTGGATCGCATCGGGTGGTACAAGTGCTGGTAGTCAAGTACCGTTGGTATTTGCAGGCGGCGCATGGGATAATAATCTCAATACAAACACAACTGTTGAATGGGCGAGATTTACCAGCACTGGTAACTTTGCGGCCAAGAACAATATTATTACAACAGCCGCAGGATTTAGTACTGCAACCATTGCCAGCAATGCAATGCAGGTCAGCGGCGGCGGTTGGTTTGGCAACTTATACGTAACCGGTGCGGCATGGGTAGGCAACAGTAAAGTTGTTACAGCGGCCACCATTGGTTCATACTCATTCAATGGTGGTACGATTACTACTGCATTGTATGTAAACACAACTACGCAGGCAATAAGCAACTCAAGTGGCGCTATCCGAACAGCTGGTGGTATATCAGCAGTTGGTAACATCTACGCTGGCGCAAACTTCTATGGTAATTTAATCGCTACTAACGTAACAGCAACTACAATCAACTCAGCAGGAAGCCCATTATCAATTGGCGGAGCCTTAACTCTAAGTACAGCAACTGATCAAACAGGTGCGGGCACAGGTGCTCTAGCAGTAACTGGTGGTGCAAGTATTACCAAGAGCCTGTATGTTGGAAGCAATTTAAGCAGTACATCAACTGTTGGCGGAAATGCGCTACAGGTTGTAGGCGGTATTGGTGCAAGTACACTATATCTAAGTACAGATGGTTGGATAGGTACAGCACAGATCGTAACAAGTGCCAACATCAACAGCTTCTCCGGTGGTACAATTAACAATGCATTAACACTTGCCAACACGACAGATTCAATTAGTACACAAACTGGTGCTCTAGTTGTTACTGGTGGTGTTGGCATTGGCAAGAATTTATGGGTTGGCGGAAATGCAAACGTGTTGGGTAACATGTACCTAACAGGTGATTTGTATGTAGACGGCATACAGACTATTATTGACAGCACACGTATCCAGACTGGCGACAAGGCGATATATCTAAGCACAGCATCAGGCAATGCAGGTCTTGCAATCAACTCTGGTTTATATATCGGTAACACTACAGCACCTTATGCTTCCATGTTGTTTGATGGAATCAATGCTTGGGTAAGTCAAGGAAATATTATTCCTTCTACATCAGGTGGTTGGAATCTTGGAAACAACACTACACCATGGAATACATTATATTCCTTGACTGCTCGTTTCTCGGGTGCGGTTGATTCGACTACCACACAGACAGGTAGCCTACAGGTTGTTGGTGGAGCAGGTGTTGGTAAGAGCTTGACTGTTGGAAATACAGCAACAGTTCAAAGCACTCTATACAACTTGACCAGTGCCAGCGGTAATGCAATCTACACACCGGGAGGTATTGGCGCCAAGTACCTAAGTATTGATACCAACGGTTACATCAACGGTAGTCCAATTGTAACAGTTGCCAACATTGGTGCCTACGCATACAATGGCGGTTACGTAGCAAATGCTATTATCGTTAACTCGACTACAAATGCAACGTCTGCATTGAATACAGGATCATTGGTAACCTATGGTGGCATGGCAGTCACTAAAGATTCATACCACGGCGGCCTAGTAGCGATTGCAAGTGCATTGTCAAGCACAAGTACCATTGCCGGTAATGCACTACAGGTTACTGGTGGTATTGGTGCTAACACATTATACATTGCCACAGCAGGTTACATTGGTACAAGCCCAATTATTACAGCGGCTAATATTAACAGCTTCTCAGGCGGTACAATTAATGCGGCATTGACAATCAATAATGCTACACAGTCAATCAGCACAACAACTGGTGCATTGATTATACAGAATGGCGGTGTGGGTATTGGTGGCAACATCTACACAGGCGGCTATGCGGCCATTGGTGTAAACTACGGTAACGCAGGTACATTGGGCAACACAGCTACAGGTAGCCTACAGGTATTTGGTGGTGCTGGTATCAACGGCAACTTGACAGTTGCAAGCCAAGGGTACTTTGGTGGCAACGTAGGTATTAATACTGCTCTTCCAGGTCAAGCACTTGAAGTTAACGGTAACATTGTTGCTGGTTCATATAACAGTTCACGTGTACAGATTACAAACGCAGGCGGCTCACAGGCAATTTACGAAATTAAATTGACTGAAGCAAGCCCACGTTGGCAGATCGGACGTGATTTATTCAGTACAGATATTTCTGGTATTGCGTTTATGAACGCAAATCAAACATTTGCCGCAGGCGGTGCAGGGGTTGGATCAATATCTGGTAGCAACGGCTACTTGGGATTCTATACAACCAACGGTACTAACCAAACACTACGCGGAGTTATTGATGGTGGATCACAGGGTGGTAACTTAGGACTTGGAGTTTCAAGCAACTTACAGGGCAAGATACACATCAATGGTGCAAGTGCAAGTGGTTACGGTATCTATGCAACAGGCAACAATGATCACATCTTAAGATCAGGTGCATCGGGATCATATGTTGATCTAATTATTACTCGAACAGGCGTTGGTGGAAATTCAGACTTCCGTATTGGCGTAGCTGGTGCCGCAAGTAACTTTATTGCTACTGCGGCCGCTGGTGATGCTGTTGTAACCTACGGTAGCAACTTGATATTTGCCAATGCTGCCAACTATGAAATGGCTCGCTTTGGCAATGGTGCATTTACTATTGCAACTGCTACACAGGCGATTAGTACACAGAGCGGAAGCATTGTAACCTACGGTGGTGCAGGTATTGGTGGCAATCTGTTTGTCGGTGGTACAGCAAACATAACAGGTACAACATTTATTAGTTCTGCTATTGCAAGTACAAGTACTATTGCTGGTAATGCACTACAAGTCACTGGTGGTATTGGTGCGCAGAGCATCTTCTTAACTAACAACAGCTGGATCAACGGTTATCAAATTGTTACAACACAGAACGTTGGATCATTTACTGGTGCGTTTAACGGCGGTACAATTACCAATCCGTTGTTTATACAGAACGCAACCAATTCCGCAGGTACTGGTTCGGGTGCGTTGTATACAACCGGTGGTATTGGTATAACACAAGACTTGTATGTTGGTGGTCAAACAACTCACATAGGTATTACTAACCTAAGCGGCCTAGTAACAGTTATCAACGCTACACAGGCAACAAGCACAACAACAGCCGCAGTAAAAATTACCAACGGTGGACTAGGTGTTGGTGGTAATATTTGGACTGGTGGTAACATCAACTTCAATACCGCAGTTAACAAAATTCGTTGGCAGACTACACAAATTGCAGTGGGCGACGACGGCGGCGCTGGTCAAGGTTCAATATTCTTTAACAGTAACAATGCCGGTTATCCATCTTCAACAAGTTCAGTACAAAGCGTTGTAATTGGTGCCTATGCTGGCCCGGCATTGAGTGGTGCCCAGACTACCCTAGTTGGTAACAATGCAGGTTACACATTGACCAGCGGTGTGGGAAATACTCTAATTGGTTATAATGCAGGTAACTTAATTGCCGCTGGCACATATAATACCTATGTAGGTAATAGTGCAGGTGCAGGTAATAACTCAACATTGAGTGCAGGCGTTGGTGTTGGCTATCAAGCTCTACAAGTTGCATCAGGAAATCAAAACGTTGCACTAGGTTATCAAGCAGGTAAGTCAATTACCAGCGGTGCCTACAACGTGGTAATTGGTGGTATTGATGGCTCAACTATTGCCGCTTTAAGCAACAATATTTTACTTGCAGACGGTCAAGGCAACCTACGTGCTTCATGGGACAGTGCTGGTATACAGACACATCCTGGACAACTTAAAGTTACCAACATCACCAGTGCCACAAGCACTATAACGGGTGCTGTAATTATATCAGGTGGCCTAGGTGTTGCAGGCGACATCTATGCACGTAACATCTACGCTAACGGTGCCTTAGTTGGTACAGGTAGCGGTGGTGGCAGCGGAGGCTCTTCAACAAGTACACCATACATTGCTGTAACAAGTGCAACAGTATCTATCTCAACATTAACAGGTGCAGAGATTGTAACTGGTGGTGTTGGTATTGGTAAAGACTTGTTTGTAGGGGGTCCAGTATCAATTGGATTGAACACATTCCTAAACAGCGGTGCTAACTTACAATTATCTGGCAACCAAATATCTAGTGGTGCGAATATTGCACAAGGCCTGTATGCACAAGGCGGCAACTTATTAGTTTACAGCAACGATTGGTCAGTGGGTAACTGGACAAAATTAAACACTACCTATCAAGCAGGTAGTACATACAGCCCAGACGGCACACTGAATGCTACTAAACTTGTTGAAACAAGTGCCAACGGTAATCACTACTTCCAGCAGACAATTAGTCAAGTTGGTCCGATTACAGTCAGCGTGTTTATGCAGTCCGCTGATCGTACCTACGGTGCAGTTAACATTACCATTGCAGGTCAAGCACACTCAGCATGGTTCAACTTGTCAACAGGAGCTGTGGCAAATACAAACGGTGCTCTATACCCTGTTCAAGCTCGTTGCGAATTTGTTCCATACGTTGGCACAGGTAACTGGTATCGTTGCTCACTAACAGTTTGGGCACCAACCAGCGCAACAGCAACAGCGTTTGGTATCTACACAGCGATTGGTGCCGGTACAGTTATTAACGACAGCCTAACATCCTACACTGGTACAGCAGGATTTGGTATCTACATATTTGGTGCGCAGGCAGAAGCAGGTTACATTGCAGGTTACTATACACCGTCAACAAGCGCGGCAGTTGCTTCCACTACAAACAACTTGTATTCGGGTGGTAGCCTATATGTAGCAAGCACAGCAACCGTGGCTGGAAGTGCAGTAACAACACAAGCCACATTGATGACACAGTTGGGAGGTACAACACTCAACCAAATCATCATCAACAACGCTACGCAGGCAACCAGTACTATAACTGGTGCGTTACAGGTAATCAATGGTGGTGTTGGTATTGGCGGCAACTTGTATGTCGGCGGCACATTATTTGCAACTGCCAAGAGCTTCTTGATCGATCATCCAACTAAACCAGGACAGAAATTACAATACGGTAGTTTAGAAGGACCAGAAAACGGAGTCTATGTACGCGGTCGCTCTACAAATGGTATTATTGAACTACCTGATTATTGGACTGCATTGGTAGATGAAAATTCTATCACGGTTGATATGACACCAATAGGTGCGCATCAGAAACTGTATGTAGATCGTATCGAAAACAACAAAGTTTATATTGGTAATGAAAACATTATGAGTAAGAAAATCAACTGTTTCTATACAGTATGGGCCGAACGCAAAGACATCGGCAAGCTAGACGTAGAAGGAGGAAAATAATATGTCAATCTCAATAGGACCTTTTATTCCTCTTTCCGGATTAGTGTTTATAGCTGATCCACGTAACACAAAATGCTATCCGGGAACAGGCACAACCGCTTACAATCAAATTGATAATCAGGCACTGACACTGAGCTCTGCCAGTGCATGGTCGGGCAACTATTTTACTCCGGGTGCGGCATATACCATTGCCAGTAACAACTCTTATTCATTGAGTGTTACTTCGGGGTATACTGTGATTCAGTTCATAAACTTGACGACTCGTGCAGGCGGAACGTTTGGCTACACATCTGGTTCAAATACTGCCAACTTGTACATGGGTAATGCGACAAACATGCGCTGGCAAACTTACCTAACAGGCGGCGACTTGACTTCAAATTCTACAGTACCATTGAGTACATGGCATTGCTGGGCAGGAAGTTTTAGTGGAACAGGCTCAGCAGGCGGAACAGCAACAAGCAAACTTTACTATAACGGAGTACTAGATGCTCAAAACAACGTGGCAGGATCTGCAAGTATAGCTGGTAATTTTCAGTTATTCTACAGTGGACCACCTAACGGTAGCATTGGACCCACATTATTTTACAGCAGAGTCCTAAGTGACCTTGAAGTAAAAACATGCTTCCAAGCATATCGAGCAAGTTTTGGAATTTAATAGACCAATAAATATAGGAACAATGGAATAAGAGATGGCATATACTGATCGTAATATTTTAATAACGCCAAACATTGGTTCAAGTACA